CCTAGATATTGGTTCATTGCTTTTACTGGTGCTGAATTTGAAAATGAAACCGATGCTATGGGCGTCGTTAATATGGATAATGGTACGTATGTTCATGATCGCATACAGAAAGTTATGGCTAAAATCCCAGTATTCAAAGCAAATGAAACAGAAGTTACCCATGATGATCCACCGATTAGAGGATTTGCAGACACATTTATTGATTGGAACGGAAAAGAAGTAGTAGGAGAAATTAAATCCGCTAAGGAAGAAATTTTTGCAATAAGGCAAGCAGAAATGCAAGGTCTGCCATATCATAAAGTTCAGCTTCTTACGTATATGAAAATTCGTGGAGCACAGCAAGGGTTTTTCTTTTATGAAAATAAAAACGATAACAGTTTTTTAATTATTCCAATTAACATGGATGAAAAAAATACAGAATTAATTGACGGTGTTTGGGATTGGATGCGTACAGTTTATAGTGCGTATAAAGAGGGAACTATGCCAGAAAGAACATTTACAAAGTCTACTTGGGCATGTAAAGGTTGTCCAGTTAAAAGCACTTGTTGGGCTGATAAGAAAGACTTGGGAGAAATATTTATCCCAGCGTTGGACTTAAAAAAATGATATGTTCTTATGATGAATGTAATAATGAATTTGATGCAAAAACTCACAATCAAAAATATTGTTCTGATGAATGTTGCAGAACAGCAACAAATTTAAAACTTAAAGAAAAGTATTATGAGAAAAAAGCAAGAAGAGCAGGAGTAATTTTTAAATGCAAATCTAAAGGCTGTAATCAAGACCTTAGTATGTATGACAATGATTATATTTGTAATGTTTGTAAAGCAAAAGAAAAGACAAAAGAAAGAAATAAGTTAATAGAAATGGTGATGAGTGTCTCTAGCAAAACTGATAAAGCCTAAAGCACACAGAATTTTGGGTATAGACGCAAGTACAAATAGCATTGCTTTTTGTCTTATGAACGAAAAAAAACCTGTTAAATGGGGAGAAATACAATTTGATGGCGCAGATATATATGAGCGTATATTGGATGCAAAACGTAAAATTAAAGCGTTTAAAGGTGAGCTGGATACAGATTTTGTAGTTATAGAAGCTGCCATATCTGTTAGATCAGTTCATACTGGAATGAAGATGGCTTACGTATTTGGTGCTATAATGGGAGAGTTACTTAGTGATGGAGTTAGGGTTGTAGAAGTACATCCAATAACTTGGCAGTCGTACCTGGGGAATAAAAATTTTACAAAAGCAGAAAAGGTGGCAATAAAAAATGAGTTCCCAGGAAAATCGGAAAACTGGTATAAAGGAAAAATCAGAGAGCGTAGAAAAGGAAAAACTATTGAATTTGTTCGTTCATTGGGTATTGAAACGGAATCGGACAACGTTGCAGATGCTGCAGGAATTGCGTGGTATGCGGTAAATGAAATTATATGATAGCGAAGCTTGGCTACGTAAGCGATATGTAGTAGAAAAAAAGAAAATTGTTGAGATGGCTATGGAAGCTAAATGTAGTCATATGACTATACAGAGACAATTAGAAAGATACGGTCTTATAAAAAAACCTAGAAAGTGGACAAAATGACTAAAACATTAGATCTTGGTTGTGGTAATACGCCGAAGAACCCTTATAATGCAGATGAACTTTATGGGGTAGATATTGTTGATGTTAATACTCCAAATACTAAAAAAGCAGATTTGGCAATTGAGCCTATTCCATATGAAGACAATTCATTTGATTATGTAACTGCATATGATTTTCTTGAACATATCCCACGCATACTTTATATTGATGGAAAAAGAACACAACCATTCATTGATGTTATGAGTGAAATATATAGAGTATTAAAGCCAGGTGGTATATTTAGAGCACATACTCCATGCTACCCACATGCCCCAACATTTCAGGATCCAACACATGTTAATTTTATAACTGATTACACAGTTGAATATTTTTCGGGAGAGGCTCTAAAGCTTGGACAGTTGTATGGATTCAAAGGTGAATTTAAATTATTAAAGCAAGAGTGGGATCCAAGATGGACGTATTTAATTGTATGGGAGTTAGAGGCTGTTAAATGAGTAATAATGAAATGTTGGTCTTACTTCCCTCAAGAGGTAGACCTGAAAAAGCAAAAACATTTTATGAGTTATACAGAAAAAATTCAATAGTTTCAGACATTTGTTTTGGATTAGATGATGATGATTATGCTTCCTATGAAGTTGAAGAAGGTGCATTGTATAGTATAAATAAAAATATGAAACTATGCCCAAAACTAAATGTTCTAGCAAATAAATTTGTAGATAAGTATAAGTATATTTGTTTTACGGGTGATGATGTAAATATAAATACTTATGGATGGGACGCTCAACTTTTAGAGCCATTAAAAAATCAAATTGGTATTTCATACGGTAATGATTACTATCATGGAGAATGGCTACCTAATACTTTTGTAGTCAATTCTGAGGTTATTAAAGCTCTTGGCTGGATGGTTCCGCCAATATTAGAACATTTTTATATGGATAATTTCTATAAAGATCTTGGATCGGAACTGGGAATATTACATTATTTTTCTGATGTTAATCTTGAACATAAACATTATACCAATGGTAAAACAAAATATGATGAAACATATAAAGCTGCAGGTGATATGAATGAAGAGCAAATAAGGTATAATAGATATAAGGAATCATCTTTTCAAGATGATGTTAATAAGATAAGGGGTCTTATAAAGTGAAGGTAATTGATTGTTTCCCATTTTTTGATGAGTTTTTGATTTTGGATATTAGATTTAGGGAATTATATGACGTAGTTGATAAATTTGTTATTATGGAAGCAAAAGAAACATTTTCTGGTAAAGAGAAACCTTTATATTTATCAGAATGTTACAAAGAAAAATATGCTCAATATGCTGATAAAATTGAAATTATTGTAGTAGAACGTTCTGAATACGATGACGTTTGGCAAAGAGAATATTTTCAAAAAGATCATTTATCTAAAGATGGTCTAAAATTTTTAAATCTTGATGACGAAGACCTTATTCTTTTTGCAGATGCAGATGAAATCCCAAGAAGATCTGTGGTGCAAAATTTAAAAGAAAATGGTTTTGATGAAAATGGCGGAGCATTAGTAGGACCATTTTATTACTATAAGCTTAATGTACTAACTTCAGAAGTAAGCTGGAGGCCAAAATTTATATCTTATGGAAAATTTATAAACTTTGATGCACATCGTCAAGATGAATCTTTCCCACCAATTCAAAATGGCGGATGGCATTTTTCTTATTTAAAAACAGTAGAAAAAATTAAAGAAAAAATTGAAGCTTTTTCTCATCAAGAATATAATAATAATGAGTATAATACTCTTGAACTTTTGCAGGCTCGTATAGATAACGTAGAGGACATTTTGCAAAGAGGTTGGAACCGTTTATCAGTTGTACCTATGGATGATTCATATCCAGAGTATGTAAAAGAAAATATTGATAGCCTTAGAATGTGGATAGCATAATAAATGCCTACTGTGTACACTGGAGGAACATTTGATCTATTTCATTCTGGTCACGCCAATTTATTGAAAAAATGTAGAGAAATTGCAGGAGAAAATGGATGGGTTGTTGTGTCTTTAAACCCAGATGACTTTATAGTTAAATATAAAGGAGATGCACCAATATGTAGCGAAATAGAAAGAAAAGCCGTACTAGAATCTTGTATGTATGTAGATAAAGTTATAATGAATGTTGGTGGGGAAGATTCAAGAATTGCAATTGAAATGGTTAATCCAGATTATATAGTAATAGGTTCAGATTGGGCTAAAAGAGATTATTACAAGCAGATGGGGTTTGATCAATTCTGGCTGGATGAAAGAAATATTGGGTTAGTGTATGTTCCGTATACAAAAGCTATATCTTCAACTGAAATAAAAAGGAGATTAAAAAAATGAAAAATGCAATTGTTATAGGAACAAATATTGGAAGAGAAAAATGGTTACACGATTGCTTAGAATCTTTAAAAGTTCCGTCATTAGTTATTTCAGCTCCAGGATTTGAAGCTGGTCATATAAAATGGGTTTATGATAATACATCAATAGAAAGGTTTATTTACTTACAAGATAGCATAGTCATTAAAAACAATGATCTTCTTATGAGTATTTTTGACATTGAAGGCTCTGTCTGTTTAAATGATAATGCATTCCATATGAGTTCTTACGTAGGACTTTATGAAAGAGAAACTTTATCAAAAATGACAATTCCTACATCAAAAAATAAAGCAGAATCAATGGCTAATGAAGAAGCTTTACCTAGACCATATATTGATCTTTGTGAAAAGTTTACTTGTTATTCTTCTCCACGAACAATGACTTGGGGAGTTTTTAAGCATGATAGAGAAAACTTGATTGAAGCAAATGAAATATTTGAAAAATGGAAAGGAAATTGGGGTCAATTTGGAGAGGAATACTACCAAGAATAATGAAAAAAGTATTAATAACAGGTGTGGCAGGGTTTATGGGAAGTCATCTTGCAGATGAATTTCTATCAAGAGGATACCATGTAGTTGGTATAGATAACTTTATTGGAGGTTACGAAGATAATATTCCGCAGGGAGTTGAATTTCATTACGCCGATCTTGGTGATTTTGATGCAGTTAAAGATTTATTTAACGGCGTAGATTTAGTTGTTCATACTGCATGTACAGCATATGAAGGTCTATCTGTTTTTAGTCCCGCACTTGTTACACGCAATACTTCTCATATTACAACGGTGGCTGTATCCGCATCAATTCGTGCGGGAGTTAAGAAATTTGTTCATATGGCTTCAATGGCTAGATACGGTACACAAGAAATAGTACCATTTACAGAAGATATGACACCAAAGCCACAAGACCCATATGGTATTGCTAAATATGCATCAGAACTTCTTATTAAAAATTTATCTGAAACTCATGGCATGAAGTATGTAATTTTAGTGCCACATAATATTATTGGTCCACGTCAAAAATTTGATGATCCATATCGTAATGTAGCATCTATTATGATAAATCGCATGTTGTCTGGAAAGCAACCAATTATTTATGGAGATGGATCTCAAATGAGATGTTTTTCTTTTATGCAAGATGTAATAGATCCATTAATGATTGCATGTGAAACAGATGTTGCTGATGGACAAGTAGTAAATATTGGACCAGATGAAGAATTTATAACAATTAAAGAATTAGCTGAAAAAATTGCAGTAATACTAGGATTTGAATTAGATCCAATATACATGCCAGGTAGACCGCAAGAAGTAAAACATGCTAATTGTTCTGCAGATAAAGCAAGACAATTATTAAATTATAAAACATCTACAAGTCTTGAAGATGGCTTGACAGAATTGGCGGAATGGATTAAAATTAAGGGAGCAAGACCATTTAATTACCACCTACCACTAGAGTTTATAACAGAAAAAACACCTAAAACTTGGTCAGAAAGGCTTATGTAATGTCATTTACCCATAAAGTTCTTCATATGGAGAAAAGCGTAAATCGCAAACCTGTAGTAAATAAAATTAATCATATTATGTCTTCAAATTCTGAGGAATTGATAAGTGAAACATATGAGATATCTAATGATGAACAGCTAAATAAATTTAAATCTGATCATCCTTTATTTAAATTAGATCCAAAGATAGAATTTAGGTATTCAGAGATTGGTGTTTGGGCAAGTAATTATAATGCTTGGGTTAATTTTTTAAAAACTGATAAAGAATATCTTGTTTTATTTGAAGATGATGTTTATATTCATGAAGATTTTTGGGAAAGAATTGATGGTGTAATGTATCAAATTCCAGAAGATTGGCAGGCATTTTTCTTTTTAAACTGGAACCCTACATATTATCGCTCAGATCTTCATAATATTGGTAACGCTAGCATATGTAAATCTTATCAAGGTCAATGGCTTGGAGGATATATTCTTAATAGATCAGGTGCAGAATCTCTTGTTAAAGATGTACAGGAAAATTTAATTTCAGACCCTGTTGATATTTACGTATTCTATAAGCATGGTAACTTAAAGTCCTATACGTTTAGCCCAGGTGTTTCAAAAATGGGTGGGGATTTAGCTATGGAAACAACAATACACAATGTAGAAAGAATGAAGGTAAATAATGCCTAAGCCAGTGTTTAAAGATACAGCTAGATTTAGATGTGATGATTTGTACTTACAAGCAGCATCTGCACCATCAGGATATGCAATATGGAATGCATGTCATGATATAGCACAGTTATTAGTAGAAAAAAATATTTCATATGGGGATTCAGCATTATCTCCAAATCGTATTTTTGCACAATCAGATAACGTTGAGCAATTAAAAGTTCGCATTGATGATAAATTAAATCGGGTAAAAAATAATCAAGGATTTGCTGGAGATAATGATATTGATGATTTGATTGGTTATTTAGTTTTACTTAAAATTGCCTTGACAAGGCATGCATAAAGGGAGTATAATTAAGTATGCCTACATATGAATATAAATGCACGGATGATGAAAGTCATATAATTGAAGAACAAAGAAATATAGATGATAGGGATGCTCCTATTACATGTCCCTGTGGTTCTTATATGAATAGAGTAATGATAAATAGAGTTGGTGTGCAGTTTAAAGGCAAAGGTTTTTACAAAACGGATAATGGGTAATATGAGCGAAATAGAAGTAGCTGGTCAATTTGATCAAATGAATAAAGTTGTAGAAGAATTACTTAAAGGTAATACTTCTAACCAAATTGCTAAAAATCAAGGTTTAACCCGTGTTCAAGTTGAAAAATATATTAGTACTTGGAAAGAATTAGTTCATGACAATACAGCCATACGTGAACGTGCTAGAGAAGCACTTGCTGGGGCAGATGAGCATTACAACATGTTAATTAAAGAGGCGTGGGATGTTATTAATGAGGCTGGTGTTTCATCAGAACTTGGAATAAAAAATGCTGCTATTAAACTTGTTGCAGATATTGAATCAAAACGCATTGACATGTTAAATAAAGCGGGAGTACTAGAAGATAATTCTATGGCTGATCAAATCATGGAATCAGAAAGAAAACAAGAAGTTCTTGTAAGTATTTTAAAAGATGTAACTTCAAGTTGTGATAAATGTAAATGGGAAGTTGCTAAAAGATTATCAGAAGTTACAGGGCAAATTGAAGCAGTAGTAGTAGAATAATGTCAGATTTTAACGTATTCTTAGATGCATTAAGCGGGGATGAATTTGAAGAAAAACCCGTACCGCTAGAAGAATTTGTTACAAGTAAGAAATACCTAGGATTACCACCATTATCTGAATATCAATATACAATGCTTAAAGCTTCTACTCAGATATATAAACTTGATACATTAATAAATATTTATGGTGAAGATGAAGGCAGAAAAATATTTAAGCAAACATGTAATGAAATTATTTTACAGTTGGGTAAAGGTTCTGGAAAAGATTATACCTCAACTATTGCATGTGCATATGTAGTTTATTTGTTATTATGCCTAAAAGATCCAGCAGTTTATTATGGCAAGCCTCCAGGAGATGCTATTGATATTATCAATATTGCTATCAACGCACAACAGGCTAACCGAGTATTCTTTAAGGGATTCAATCAGCGTATTGAAAAATCTCCTTGGTTTCAAGGAAGATACATTGCTAAGGCAAATATGGTTGAGTTTGATAAAGAAATTACAGTTCACTCAGGTCACTCTGAATCAGAGGCGTGGGAAGGTTACAATGTTCTTGTAGTTATTCTCGATGAAATTTCAGGCTTTGAATTAGAATCAACATCAGGCCATGCACAAGCAAAAACAGCATCATCTATTTATAAGATGTATAAAGGATCCATTACTTCTCGTTTTCCAGATTTTGGCAAATTAGTTTTGCTTTCATTTCCACGTTTTAAAATGGATTATATTCAGCAAAAGTACAATGAAGCAATTGCAGAAAAAGAAGTTGTACTTAGACACCATAAATTTAAAGTAGATCCAGATCTACCAGATGGAACTATGGGTAATGAATTTGAAGTTGAATGGGAAGAAGATCATATTGTTTCCTATAGGTTGCCTAAAATTTTTGCATTAAAAAGACCAACATGGGATATTAACCCTACAAGAAAAATTGAAGATTTTACTGAAGCTTTTTATACAGATCCAACTGATGCCTTATCTCGTTTTGCATGTATGCCACCAGATGCAACTGATGCTTTCTTTAAAAACCGAGCAGTAATTGAAAAAGCATTTAGCAGTCCTAAATTAGGTGTAGATGAATATGGAAGATTTGATGATACATTTACGCCAGACCCAAATAAATTTTATTATGCACACGTTGACTTAGCCCAAAAACATGACCATTGTGCAGTTGCAATGTCACATGTTGATGGATGGGTTACAATGAAAATTGGAGATAAATATAAAGAAGCAGCTCCAAGAATTATTGTAGATGCAGTAAGATTTTGGACACCTACAGCATCAAAATCCGTAGATTTTACAGAAGTTAAAGATTATATACTCTCGCTTAGAAGTCGTGGGTTTAATCTTAAAATGGTTACATTTGACCGTTGGAACTCACATGATATGATGCAGCAATTAAAAGCAAATGGAATTAACAGTGAATTACTATCAGTAGCAAAAAAACATTATGAAGATATGTCTCTTACTTTAACTGAAGAAAGATTATTTGGACCACGCATTCAATTACTTATTGATGAATTATTACAGTTGCGTATTGTAAAAGACAAGGTAGATCACCCTAGAAAGGGTTCTAAAGACCTTTCAGACGCAGTTTGTGGTGCAGTGTACAATGCTATAGCTTTAACCCCTCCAGACGCTGATAAAGAGGTTGAGATATACACTTATTCGGGGGTATTTGGATCAGAATTAGATGCATTAAAGCAAGAATCAGATGCAAGATTAATTAAGAATAAAACAATCAGAATGCCTGAAAGAGAACAAATGCCATCAAATTTGCGGGACTTTTTAGGAATAGAAGATGATGAAGATCAATTCCCTATTGACAGCATGCAAATTTTATAGTAGACTACAGTCTATAACTACTAACAAAGGATAAAAATGCTAGCAAATGGCACAATTAAAACAATTGAGAATAATGAAGATATCTATATATCTTTAACTCAGATTTGTGAATATTTTACACAATCTACAATCAATATGTCAAAAGAAGTTGACGATGTTAATCCAAAAGAAAAGAAATATGCTATGGGTCTTTTAGATATGATGCATACAATCACTGATGAATTTTTGCAACTTGGAAAATTTGAAGCACAACGTAGATTAATTGATACACCACAGGATATTCTAGACATGTTTGACAACAAGCCATTTGGTAATATAGAATAGGTTTATTGGCCTGTAGCTGAGTTGGTACAGCATTCGACTGTTAATCGAAAGTTCGCAGGATCGAGACCTGCCAGGCCAGCAAAGAATTACAAAACAACTACTAGAGAGAGTATAATATGAATATGATAGCAGAAGAAACTCCCGTTGAAATAGTAAAGCCAGAATATATTCTTGGAGCAAAAGATAGATGTGACCAATGTCAGGCTGAAGCACTTGTTTTAGTAAAAGGTGTAGGCGGGGAGTTATTATTTTGTGGCCATCACTACAACAAGAATGAAATAGCATTAGTTAAATTTGCATATGAAGTAATTGATGAGCGAGATAAATTAAAAGAAAATAAAGCAACAGAGCCTCCACACGCATAATTAAATAGGGAGCAATAGCTTAGTTGGTTAAAGCCCCGAACTCATAATTCGGTAATCGTAGGTTCAAGTCCTACTTGCTCTACAAGGTTGTAGGTAACAATCTTAGGATGATATAGTTACATATACACACCTGAACTCAATAGAGTTTACGGAGTGACAGATCCAGCAAGTTACGTCACGTGCAAACTGGAAGTCGCAAGTTACCTACAACCCCTGCGGATGTTGCATATTGGTAGTGCCTCTGCCTTCCAAGCAGAAGGGGTCAGTTCGATTCTGATCATCCGCTCCAAGGAAAAATGGCAGAGTGGTCTAATGCAATCGGTTGCTAACTGATCGTACGAAAGTACCGTAGGTTCGAATCCTACTTTTTCCGCAAGAATGGTATAATAAAATTGTACTTAGGGGGTATAAAATGGCTTTATCACACTCATTAATAGCATTAAACGCATCAACAGCAACAATTATTACAGTTCCAGCTTCGCAAGAGCAAGCATATTCACAATCTTTAACAATTTCTGTTCAAAATACAGGATCGGTAAACGTATATCTTGGAGATAATACTGTTACTTCATCATCATACGGATATATCTTGGTTCCAAATGCAGTTTTTACAGCAGATCTTTTGCCAAATGATGAAATTTATGCAATATCAGCAAGCTCAACACCAAGCGTTGCAGTAATTAAGGTGCAACACTAATGGCTAAAATTCAAGTTGATAATCCTGCTTCTGATCCAACACCTACTTCATATAACCCAGTTATTTCAAGTGCTGGCGGATTAACTCAAATTGCTTTTACAGGAACTCCTGCAACAGGATCTTATATGAAACAGGGTAAATTAGTTCATTTTAGAATAAAAGTTTCTTACACAACATTCACATCTTTTGGTTCTGGTAATGGTAATCAATATTATGTAACGCTTCCATTTGCTCCAGTAGAGGAATATGTATTTAGAAATGCTTTATATGAAAAATCTTCCAACGGTAATCACTATGAATTATCAGTACATGCTGCTGCAAATTCAACCACTATGTCTTTATGGCATTCAGCAGGAGGCGGAAATGAAATTGCTATGAATCATTCAGCTCCTGTATCACCATCTACTGCAGATTATTTTTATATTTCTGGAACATACGAGGGGGTATAATGCCATACAAAATAATACAACACGGGGATAAATTTTCAGTAGTAGCCCAGAATACAGGACATGTTGCTGGAACTCATGAATCAAAAAAGAAAGCGAGGGCACAAATGGAAGCACTATATGCAAATGAACCAGAAGCAAATATAAATAAATGTATGACATGCGGATGCGATGATTTAGGAAATGATCATCACTATATTTCAGATACTGAAAAATGTGCATACTGTATTGATAAAGGTCAAGGACCATGTTGGGAAGGTTATGAATATGCTGGTACCAAAGATAAAAATGGTAAAACAGTTCCTAACTGTATTCCCGTCAAAAAAGAATCAGCAGGCGCAGAAAGATTATCTGGTGGTCCAGGATTTAAGTTAGAATATAATGTGCCAGATTGTCTTGGTGGATATGCAGTAACAAAAGCGGGATCTGGACAAGTAATTGGTTGTTATACAACAAAAGAACATGCACAAGAAGCAATGAGAGCTATAGCAGTAAATGAACCAGATTTAACTAAATCTGATACAGTTTCAGATAGTATGTCTCAAAAACCATCAGATGATGGTGATGATGAAATGAATTTTTGGACAGGATCATTTTCCCCATTTGTTCATAGAGCAGTAAAAGGTGAGCCAATGGCTCCAGTTTATAATACACCCCCTCAGAAAGATGGGCAGCCGTCAGTTGGATACGGAAATTCGTCAAGCCCAAAAGGTAAATCAAACTCATAAAATATGATATAATATATATACAGGATGCCGTAAGGGTTCTGAATCTAAATTAACTTGCTGAAAAGGAGCTAAGTAAAAATGACACAATTAAAATATATTGATCCGTTTACACAAATTCAAACTATTTTCAATGACCCGTTCTTTCTAGGGTTTAATGATCAATTTGTGAGATGGGAATCAAATAAAAAGACAGCATCTTCATTCCCACCATACAATGTCAAGAAGGTTGATGAAGATAATTACATCATTGATCTTGCCGTTGCGGGATATGATCGTGACGAATTAGAAATTAAAGTAGAAAAAGATACTTTAACAATTAAAAGTAATAAAGAGGGCGATGATAAATCGGACTTCTTGCATCGTGGAATTGCTGGGCGTAATTTTACCCAACATTTTACATTGGGCGAATACATGGTTGTTAAGTCTGCTTCACTTGCAAATGGAATGCTTTCAATTCAAATTGAACGAGAGCTTCCAGAAGAAGCTAAGCCTAAAACTATTAAAATAAAATAGTGATATAATTGAATTCTGCATCCCTTCATCGGGAAGTCGCAGATTGTGACCTGAGTATGTCCATGTAAACTGCTCACCAATTATAAGGAGAAATATGTCAAAGCATCTTGATAAGATTGCAAAAGCACTGGCTCAGCGTCAGGCAGCAACACCAGGCGGAGCGGGATTTAAAAAGCCTGGATCTATGAATAAAAAGAAAACTGGCTATAGAGGAATTAAGGCAAATAACGCAAGATAATGTATAATAGGTTATATGTGGAAAAATATAGCAACCTATTTTAGATTAAATCCAGCAAGAATGTCGGCCTACATATCATGTATAGTCATGTATTTAAACAAGCACGATACAAATATTCCTATTGATATTGTTATACCTTCTGTTTTAATCATTATAGGCTCGGGTGAATTTGCACAAAGAGCGGAAAACAAAAAAACTATAAATGCATTATATTCAGATAATCCAATAGATATGCCTGACCATGAAATTATACATGAAATATGCTATACTAATAATGAATACAAGGAGAAAAAATGATGGAAGATTTGATTAAAATTTTAAAAGAATTACAAGCAGATTCTATGCAAATGTATGCACAAGCACACGGGTACCATTGGAATGTAGAAGGTCGTATGTTTAAGCAAGATCATGCATTTTTGTTAGAAATTTATGAAGATGTGTTTGATTCTGTTGATCCATTTGCAGAAAATATTAGAAAGCTTGGAGCAAAAGCACCATTTGGCTTAGTACAATTAAATAATAATAGTGATATTGATATTAATGATTCTCTTGAATTAAGTGCTACACAAATGTTTCTTGAATTAATGAAAACAAATAATCATATAATTGATAAATTGAAAACTGCAGGAGAAATTGCAAGTAATTCCCGTGAGGAATCTATTGCCAACTTTATAGCAGACAGATTAGATAAACATGAATTCTGGAATTGGCAGTTGACTTCTACAATTAAAACTACTATAATGTAAATTACAAACAAAAATTATACACAAAAGGTTCCAGAAATGGAGCCTTTTGTATTTGTCTCTATAGCTCAGCTGGGCAGACTTTTAATCTGCGGGTCGTTGGTTCAAGCCCAACTGGAGACACCAAGGCACTATCGTCTATTGGTTAGGATTTCGGGCTTTCATCTCGAAGGACAGGGTTCAATTCCCTGTAGTGCTACTAATTTCAGTTCGTCCAATTGGCAGGACATTAGATTTTGGATCTAAGAATCATGGTTCGAGTCCATGACTGAAAGCTAAGCCTCTGTAGTTCAGTGGAAAGAACAATGGACTTCTAAGCCATGTGTCGCAAGTTCGATTCTTGCCAGGGGTACTGTATAATAATAATGAGGAAATGTTTAGCCCTTATTAATGGAAGGATGAATATGTACGAAGATGATGAATTTGACGAAGACGAATTTGACAATGAAGATACATTAGCATCCGAACAAGTAATGGGATACTTAATACAGGTAGGTGCTGCAAGTTGGGACGGGATGGATGATTTTGGTGAAAGAATCTTTAAATTCAATATGCCTTTATTGCAAGAAATAATGCCAGAACTGTATGATCAAATAATGGAAGATATAGATGAAGTTATGCTAGAATTGTACGAAAAAGACTTAGTACAAGTTGAATATAATGAGGATCTAGAAGCAAAGTTTATTATATCCGAAGAGGGTAGAAAAGAACTTGCAAAATATGGATTTGACTATTTTTATTCTAATGATGAAAATTCAGAAGAATAGGGTATAATGGTCTTAGTTTTAAAAACTAATAAGGTGGTGATTAATATATGGATAACAATCAGCAAGTAGCAGGCAGTGGTACAGAACAACCAGCTTCATCAACTCCAGTAACGGAGCAAGCAGCACCAGATGCAGCAATTAAATCTCCTACTGTAACAAACTTGGGAGTACATAACCCTAGCAACGCTAGCGTTGGGTCTCCTTTTACTGGTAAGGATGTTTCAATGACAACCCCTCAGTATGCAGGTGGAAACATTACAACAACCGAAGCAGGTTCAAAGTAATGGAAGCAACAAGCACTAAAAAATTTTTTGATGATGTAAAAGATTTAATTAAAGCAATTGGAACAACTTCTTCATCAAATCAACCAGCGGATGAAAGATCCGTTGAAAACTATGTTAGGGGAAATTCTAACACTAATACAAATTCTCAGATAGGAGGTAATATAGTGTCAAATACAACAGAGCCAGATCCAAAGGGTGATATTGCAGTAACAAAAGTAATTGGTAGTGCAACAAATCCAAATGGAGATATTTCAGTTTCAGATGCACCAAATGGTGATTCAGCAGTAGTGCCAGATCAAGTAACAATGCCAAGTGATGCAACTTCAGCAATTGCTCCATCAAAAACAGATGAAGTAAATACACCTGACAAGGTAACAATTGCAAAGGGAGAAAAGTGTCCAACATGCGGTTCAATCGCAAAGGGAGATGATACAGATTCAGATGATGCAATTGAAAAATCTGAAAATTGTGCAGACTGCGGTAAAGCGATGAATCTTTGCAATTGCATGGGTAAGTCAGTTGATGAAGCAGAATCTAAAGAAGAAGCTGCCAAAGAAACACCAGCAGATGAAAAAGCAGAAATGAAAAAATCACTTTGGGGTGGAGCTTTCGCACCACGCAAGTAATTAAATATATACGTATATATACACATAAGGACGGGAAACCGTTCTTATGTGTTTTTAGAAAGGAAACACAATGAGAGTATTAGTCTTTGGAAGTAAAGAATGGAAAGACTATAATGAGTTAATTAGACAGCTTACTGTATTGATTGATGATAGAAAACATTTCTATCCTGATGATAAAGAGTATACTTTTTTGCATACTGGGCTAAAAGGTGCAGAAAGTATGGTTGTTGAGTATGTGGGGCAAACTGAAAGATACTTGCGTCAAAAAGGCTATAAGATTAAAGAGGAATGGATCAGAGATAAATCTTCATTTATAGATGTATCTTTAATTGAATCTAATCCCGACTTTATTTTAATATTTGGTGATTGCTATAGGAACAGGCAGATTTTAAAAATTCTTGAAGCTCTTGAAACACCCCATCGTTACATTAAAGATTAGTCAATTTTGCTTGACGAACTTGAACGTAAATGGTACAATTATATATATAAGCCCTACTAACAAAGGAAAAGAATGACAAGTATTAAACCGCTAGGTAGTTTAGTTTTAATTAAAGCAATTACAGTAGATGAAAAAACAACTAAATCTGGTTTAGTTATTGCTGCAACTGCTGTTGATTTTGGATTAAAGCGTGGAACAATTGTTGAAGTTGGTCCAGGAGATAATGACAATGCAGGTAATCATTATGATATCCCTTTACAAAAAGATGATATTGTAATATACTCAGAAAATAATGCAACAGAAATTGAAGATAAAAATGGAGAAAAATATTACTTCATTAATTGGCGAACACTACTAGGAACGGAAAATAAATAATGTCTAAAATTGTATTAAATTATGAGCAAGCACACAAGTTTGTTGAAAAAAATAAAAAGAATGGTTTCTTTTGGAATGGTTATACCATTGTTAAGTGGACTCCAGGATCCAATGGATATATGCAAAAAAACGGAATGTTTCTTAATAATCAATGGGGTTATTCTTCAAGATATGAAGTAGACAAATCTGGCATGTGGGAGCTAAGCGATAAATATGCCAAGTTTATTTGAAAAATTAGGAATTGATGTAGAGCATTTAGAATGGTATCACCTTTCTGCTTGTAATAATATGCCTATCAATTGGTTCTACGATGATTATGAATCAGATAAAGAAGTTGCAAAACAAATTGATCAAGTTTGTTTGCATTGCCCAGTAGTTAAACAATGTCATGCTGAAGGTGTTGCTAACAAAGAAAAAGGCGTTTGGGGTGGTATTTATATGGACCTTGGACGAGTAGATAAACAGTATAATGTTCATAAAGAACCTGAAATTTGGAAAGAGTTAAAAAAACTTCATGGCAAAAATATCATACACACTTGAGATGGCTAAAAAAATACGGGAAATTAAAGTTCCCGTAAAACATTTTAAGATGGATATTAGAGCAAGACCTAACTATCTTGCTATAACTGTGTTTGAAGATAATATAATGGAGTATAACGAAAGCCAAAGAATGCAGATCATGGAATATTTGTTGTTAGTAAGAAGCTTAATAATTTCTTATGGAACTCCATGTGAATTAGAAGGAGTAAAAGAAAATAATGACTCAAAAAAATAATAATTTTCATGAAAAAACAATAACTTATGTCTATGTACCAGACGAAGGTATATATGGGACAATAGTTAGTCAAGGTGTATGGTCATCAATGATTGAATATTTTGATGGTGGATTTAAATATATAGAGGAATTTGTTAATGATGAGTTTATTGTAGTTGATGAAATTGGTATTGGATATATATATGAGGATAAGGATGATAATTTATAATGCTGTGTTTTAGTTGTGGGAAATCAAAAAAAGAGCTTTTGCCCAAAAAATCAGATATAATTAATGGAGTAACGCTTTTAATGTGTCAATTATGCATAGAATCTAAGTTTGAACCTAGGTGGACTGTCATACTTGGCGGAAGACAGAATGGTGCTGAATCCGTAAGAGATTATATTATAAAGCGTCGTTATATGGGTAGAGACATATCTGCAGAAGAATTAATTGCTTAAGGGGACAATATGTTAAAGATAACAAATGATATGGAAGAAATAATTAATCAAGATAACGCTGTAGTTGCATTTACTGCATCTTGGTGTCAACCATGCAAAGCTTTAAAACCACATTTTGCAAAGGCTGCGGTGGCAGACCAAGAAACACCATATTATGTTGTAGATGTAGATGAGATTGATGCTATGTATTTAAAAACTTATAGTATTCAAAGCATACCTCAAGTATTTAAAATGAATCATGGAGTAGTTGAAAAAAGAATATCGGGAAGAACTTCCAATGACATATTAAATGAACTTGGCAAAAATTATGCAGCATAAAAAGTTATTTTTTATATTATTAATTATATTGACATTAATTGGATATAATTCTTATGCAGTTGCAAGTAATGATTGGAAATTGCCAATTAAAAAATATACGCCAGGATCTATAAATCCAGAGGTTAATCAGAATAATATAAGCACTACTATTTGTAAATCGGGTTGGACAGCTAAAATTAGACCATCATCATCTTACACTACTAAATTAAAAGTAGATCAATTAAAAACTAATTATAAATCATTTGCTAAAATATGGGGTATGTCAACCTCATCGTATGAAGAGGATCACCTCATATCCTTAGAATTAGGTGGAAATCCAACAGATCCTAAAAACCTATTCCCTCAGCCATATTTAGGCCAAAATGCCTATAAAAAGGACATTATAGAAAATAAGTTGAAAAAGATGGTATGTTCTGGTACAATTAGACTTAGTGATGCACAAAAAGCTATTGCTTCAAATTGGGTTAAAGCCTATAATCAATATATAAACTAGTAGTGAAAGGCTGTAATGACAACAATAGTAGCAGTGTGTAAGAACGGAATAGTAACAATGGGTGCTGACTCTCAGGTTACTGATGACGATAGAATAAATAATGATTTAAGAATGGAAAAAATAACCAAAAATAATGGTTATTTAATTGCAGGTGCAGGAGATGCTACTCCATGTGATATACTACAACATATTTTTGTTCCACCAGTTCCAACTGTAACTGAAAGAAAAAATCTTTACAAGTTTATGATTACTAAATTTGTTCCAGCAATGCGTGAATGTCTTGATGAAAATGGATGGAAGCCAGTTCATGGTGATGATTCGGGTTTCAATATGCTTATAGCTTTTGATGGAGAAATATTTGACATAGGTGATGACTTTAGTGTATTATTGAATAATAAAGGCATATATGGAATTGGAAATGGCTCTAAGTATGCAATCGGTGCCCTGTATGCAGGAGCACCCGTAGAAAAAGCATTAGAAATTGCTTCTGAAAATGACATATATACATCTGGTCCATTTCAAATTGCACAACAAAGAAAAACAATTAAATAAAATTGGTTGCAAAATTTGCAATCCATTATCCTGATCAGGGATACTAACTAGATAGGAAATAAATGAATATCAAGAAAAAGATCGCCCTTGCTACTGCTGCAGCTCTAGCAACATTTGGCATCTCGGCAGCAAGTGCAGCACCACTTTCGGTGTCTGTAAACTCTGTTCCGAATGTAACAACTTCTGCAGCACCAAGCACTGTATTAGTGCCTTCAACTAATGTAATTGATGCAGGTCATACTGTTTCTATTTCAGCAACAGCGGACAATGGAACATCAGTTACATTTACTGCATCGCCAACTGTAAAATTGGTATCTGCACTTAATACTGTAGATGCTCCAAAAACAGTAACAAGTGGAACATCTTCTGTAAGTGTAGTAAGTAATGGATCAGCAGTTTATGCTTATGCTTATACAACTTCAACTGCAGTAGGTTCAATTACTGTAACAAATGGTGCATATTCAACAATCGTTTATGTACAAGGTATTGCTGGATTGGCAGCAAACATTAGTTTGTCTGTACCATCTGCAACAGCAGTAGGAACAGTTCCAACAATTTCAGCATCCGCAACAGATGCATTTGGTAATCCAGTTGGTTCAGAATCAATTTCTGTAACTTTAATTGGTTCAACATTTACTGGTGGTGCAATTACTTCTTCAATCGTAACATCATCAGCAACATCTGCTCCAGGAGTGTCACCAGTGACAGTACTTGGAACAGGAACAGCAACACTTACTACAGCAGTAGCAGGAACTGTAACTGTAGTTGCAACAGATGCATCAATTGGTGTAGCACCAGCAGGACTTCCTGATTCAGTTAAGTCTGCTATTGCAACATTTGTTGTTTCAGATCTTTCTGCAACAATTACACAATTAAAGGCTCAGCTTTTAATTGAAAAGGCTGGTCGTACAGCAGACAAAGCAGCAGCAGATAAGGCTTTAGCAGATGAAAAAGCTGCTCATGCAGCAGATCTTGCAAAGGCATCATCAGATGCAGTATCAGTAAAGGCATCATCAGATGCAGCATTTGCTAAAGCAAATTCTAAATATGCAGCACTTGTAAAGCTTTACAACGCTAAAGCTAAAAAGTACAAGTTTGCAGCAACTAAGTAAACTAATACAACCAAAAGGGCGGAACTTAATTGTTCCGCCCTTTTGATATAATAGTAACAGGAGAGTGATATTAAATGAATCAATTATGGTCATGGTGCTTATCTATAATAGGCGTTTTTGGTATATATCTTACAGGTCGTAAAAACTGGAGAGGTTATGCTGTAGGCGTTGTCACAGAATGTGCTTGGGTATGGTATAGTATTATAACTAAGCAATGGGGATTTATATTTGGAGCAACAATATATATATCAACATATTTATTTAATATAAACAAATGGATTACAGAAGAAAAAACGGGCAAAATTAAAAATATGTTTTATGTTAACCCCATGAATTACAATAAAAGGAGCAAATAAATGAGTAGTGTACCACTATCAATGAATCAACTTGAAGAAATTGCTGAAATGGTTTCAAGAGACCTGCTAGAAAAATGGGCAATTGATGATCGTTTTACAGAAGAAGAAATGGAAAAAGCTGCACAAAATGCAGTAGACGATACCATTTTTATTATTAATAATTTTATGGAACATTTTAATAATGTAATGATTCAACAATCAGAATCACAAGAAAACAAGGAATCAAAACTTATTATTTAATAAGAATGTATGATAAACTTAGTTTTACTAAGACATTTTTAAGAGGTGTGACAAATAAAAAATTTATTAAAACGCTTTAGAAATAAAGCAGAAGAGATTTCAGATTTTACTGCAGAAGCTGCAGCACAGCCTTGGTTTATTATTTGCCATATCATTTGGTGGCTATGCTGGATAGGATTTAAGGTAGAGCCATTTCCCTATGGCTTACTAACCCTTATAGTATCCTTAGAGGCTATTGTACTATCTGGGTTACTCTTATCCTCTGGTAGCCGTGAAGGTGAGCAAGAAAAGAAAATCGCACGTAAAGATCTAAGAATTAGTACTGAGACTAATCTAATGGTTGAAGAAATGTATGAAATTGTGCGGGATCTACAAGAGGACCTTAGAATAATTAAAAATGATGGAGATAAAGATGAAGACATTAGAAATAATTAATACTATTATTCTAACTGCAAATACAATGGCTATTATGGCTATGTCGATATTTGCTCACAATAAATGTAAAAAGAAATAATTAGTCTTAAACAATTTGATAAAAACAAACAAATAGGGTATAATAGTAATATGACTACAACCGCTAAAAACTATACAAAAGGACCAAGAAAGCATGCAATTGACCTAATTGTTATGCATACTATGGAATCACAAGAAAAAATTGGAACCGCAAAAAGAGTTGCACTATGGTTTGCTGGCAAAACAGCACCACAGGCATCAGCTCACATTACTGTAGATAATAAACAAATTGTCACAGTTGTTGACGATAAAGATATTGCATGGCATGCTGCTAATTCAGATATAAATCACAGATCCCTTGGGGTTGAATTGGCTGGTATGGCTTCACAAACAAAACAAGAATGGGCAGATCCATTTTCTAAAGCCATGCTAGATTTGGCTGCAAAGAAAGTTGCAGATTGGTGTAAGATTTATAATATTCCAGTCGTTAAGATTACTCCAGCACAGCTTAAAAAGGGTGCTAAGGGCATTTGTGGGCATGTTGATGTTACAAAAGCCTATGATGTTGCAGGTGGTCATACAGATCCAGGTGCTAATTTTCCTTGGGACTTCTTTATTGGCTTAGTTAAAAAATATCACGGATAATGTCCGAATCACCAGCTGATATAGTAAAACGATATTATTACAAATGCATTAATATTGTTGATGAAGTTTGTTATACTGAATGGAAGCATGAAGAATGTAGAATTCTTCGTGAAATATTATTTGAGTTGACGGGCGATGAAAAGTATCGTACATATGATAGAGTATGGAAATCATCAAATCATATTAATGACATATTAGATAACCTAATAGACGAAGCAGAAAATAAAGAATAATGATAACAGAACCAGAACACAAAACTAAGATATTGCCACTTAGGTGGTTTGCTAATTTCTGCAATCATATTGGAACTCCGCATATTGTGAAAATGTTTGATATGCAAGAAAATCATGGAATCAGTAATGGTTTTATTTGGAATTACCATTCATTTATCTGGAATTGGACATGGAAAGTTTATCAAAAATGGGGTACTACATATAAAATTATGGGATGGGACGCAGATGAATAGTGAATCTAATTTTGATAAAGAATTTGAAGTGGTATTGACAAAAGAGGACTTGAAGGTGTATTATGGTGTATACACCGACGACGATTTAGATAGGATAGATTAATGCAAACATTCCTTCCATCAAGCAATATTTTATGGTCAGCTATGGAATTAGATAGTAAGCGATTAAATAAACAAATTCTTGAGGCTTATCAAATACTTAAGACTATATCAACAGGAGCCAAAGCTTGGGGCAATCACCCAGCAGTGTTAATGTGGAAAGGTCATGAGCAAGCACTTGCCTCATACGCCCGTACAATGGCTTCAGAAGCCGAAAAACGGGGCATCAAGGTAGATAAGAACCTAGCCAACCTAGATATCTTAGAACATCAATATGGACATACATGGGGTACTAATATGCCTAAGTGGTTTGATAAAGAATCAATGTCCCGTATTGTAGCTACACATAGAGCTAATCTATATCGCAAAGATCCAATATTTTATGAAGCATATGCCACAGCAGTTACTAGCGAATATAATAAGCCATGCTGCGAAAAGTGCCTATACTTCTGGCCCACACACCCATTAAAGAAGGCAAAGTAATGACACACGAAGAAATATCTAAACTCTTAAAGCAAGAGTCTTATCGTGTATGGGATACCAATAAGGTAATCAAAAATCATGACTATCATGACGGCCTAGTTAAAGGTCTTGAATTGGCTGCTAAGTTTGTGGCTAAGTTATGATTAAAATTAATATTAAGAAACTTAATGAAAATGCAATCCTGCCTAGTTACGCTAGACTTGGCGATGCAGGGGCAGATTTATGCTCTATTATTGATGCCACATTAAATCCAGGAGATAGGTTAGCTGTACCTACAGGCTTATCTGTGGCTATACCAGAAGGTTTTGTTGGTCTAGTACACCCTAGATCTGGGTTGGCCTTAAATCATGGCGTAACAGTCTTAAATGCCCCAGGAACTATAGATGCTGGGTATCGTGGCGAAATTAAAGTGTTGCTCGTAAACAACGATAAATGGAAAACACATACAATACAAAAAGGTAATAAGATTGCTCAGTTAGTTATACAAAAAGTAGAGCAGGCTGAATTCTTTGAAGTTGAAGAATTAGATGAAACTGATAGAGGTATTGGCGGATTTGGAAGCACAGGTAAATGAGCGAAAAGCAGGAGATAAAAATTCATTTTTTTAAAAAGATGAACATTTGGAGATTTAATTTAGAATATGGAAAGTACCAATCTATTGGAACTTCACCAACTTTTAAGGGGATCAAAAAGAAAGCTTTTGAAATAGCAAATAGCCTCCTATCTTCTGGTGCAATACATATAACATATGATAAAAACAAAAAGACAAAGAATGGATTAAATTTATGAAAAAGAGCAACAACAAAGTTTCACAACATAAAATCAAACGGGCACAAAAAGTTCTTAGCCGTAAACAAAGGCTAGATGCTAAAATTGAAGCGCATGTTGAATGGCTTTATACTTTAATAATGGCTGGTAAAGAACTTGACATGGAAAAACTTATGTATAAAACTGTAATAAGTAAATTGACGGGAAAACCTGAGCAAGTTCGTAGAAATGAAAAAACCGTTAAACTAATATTAGCAAAATTAACATCAAAAATAAACCATAACAGAAAGCGAGTACAGCAATGAGTAATCCAGTAGTAACTATTATAGGTCGCATTGGAACGGATCCAGAACCTATGGGAGAGAATGGTCTCCGATTTAGGGTCGTCACTAGTGACCGCACAAAAAATGATGAGACAGGCACATGGGAAGATACAAACACTTCTTGGTGGACTGTAAAAGCTTGGAGAAAGCTTGCAGAGCAAGGGCGATCTACCCTTAAAAAAGGGCAGGAAGTTGTAATTGTCGGGAAGTTCAAAGAAGACAATTGGACTAATCCTACAACAGGAGAAAAACGTACTTCGTATGAAATCAATGCTGATACTATTGCAGTAACAACATATAGCCTTCAACTGATGCAGTCAATTGAAGATAATATCCCTTCATATAAAACATATGCAGAGGCTATGCGAGCATAATGAGCGAAAAAGAGGACAACATAATCGATTTTCAGAGTAAGTCGCAAGAGCGACAAAAATCAGAAATATCTGATGTAGAATTTCAAATGTTTCTTAATGCATTACTTGGACCATATAAAGGTGGAGGGTATCAACCAGAATGATAGGATTGTCCATCACTGCAATATACTTCTTCGTAATGTCTGCATATTATTGGAATAAAAGCCGTAACCTAGATAAAAAAGTTTGGGAGCATTATGAAACTATAACTAAATATAAAGTCATGTTGTCCCAGTACTCTGGAACTATCCAGAATCTTGATATGGACAACAAGGTTCTAAAGGATCAAAATCATATGTTGAAAGCTAATTTGGCGGGAGATAATGATTTCCAGTACGAATCTAGCATCAATAAAGCTATGATAGGAACACCCTATATAAACCCTAACAATAACCCATTAGGAAAAAATGTCTCAGAATAATAGTTGTACACACAAGTTGGTCATACATGACCAAAAACTTGTATGTGATTACTGTAGCGAAACATTTAAGTTTTAATCCTGCCTACAATATGGTATGATAATTAATATAAAAATACATACTATAGTGAAATATTTATAAGAAAGGAGATCAAAATGTGGACAATTGAACTATCAGAAGATGAAAAATTTTGGCAATGCTTTGAAGATGGAAACGCTAGAACATCTTTCTTAGAGCAAATTCAAGCCATTGAATGGTGCGAACTCAACAATATTGAATATACCTTAGTAGAACCTAAGTAGTATTATATGAACCATAAATGCTTTAAATGCGGGATTACAGGAGATTTCAACCCAATAGGAGTAACAAGTATCTATATATGTGATACATGCCTTAAAAAGCTTCCAGAGGGTTGTATACCTACAAATACTAGGATAGTAGAAAGGTTTTAAATGACATATTGGATAGTGGATCAACTATTTAAATGGGAGAAGTTACGCTTGGTTATATTTGATCAAGTACGCTTTTATGACAGAGTAACTAAAATTGTCGACAATTATAATGGAGAAAATCCAACTAACAAATACTGGAGAGAAAATGGTCTCTGGTATGGATGGTCATATAATGAAGCTTTCAATAGATACTATTTTTACGATCAAGGCAAAGCCTCAATATCAGATTTAATGGATTCTGAAGGCATCCTATAGTGGGCGGGAAGTTAAAAATGTTACCAATAATACCCTATATAAGAATACTCATTAAGACAAGACATTTACCTAGATATCAAAAGAAAGCTAGAAGAAGATTTCATAGATATATACTATGGACTCTTTTTATCTATAAGTTCGATAGAAAGCATAAGGATCAATATCCTTTTTAGAGTAGATTCGCTACGCTCATAATCCCCTCTTTTATTAGATATAAAATATGAATATATGTGGAGGATAATGGAGCGAAATGGTAGATAATGGAGAATAAATACAGTAGATTTGTCGATAAATCCATATCAACATATGAGATTATACCTGTTTAGTTATAAAGCGTACCATATCAACCTTCGTAATGTCAAATCATATTGTGCGTATAAAAAAGTGATAAAAATCACATTATTTTGCACATATTTTGCACAATTTTGATTAAAATCTGCACAATTTTGATCTATTTTGATAAAATATCGTGTGAATTAGATCACATCTTCGTAATGTCTACAAAATTAGATATAAATATATGATCGTATACACATATAAGTCCAGCGAATTTATATAGCTCTTCGTAATGTATATGGAATTAGGATCCAGTGAAAATTCCCGCCTCTTCGTAATGTCTGTTAAATTAAAAATACAGGCCCCCACAGAATATATAATGTGTAATTAAATAATTATAATGTAAGGCCCAATTTTTTGATCTATATGTAGATAAAAGAAAACCCCCGCAGCTTGGCTGCGGGGGTGTATAGGATTTAGGTATACAATCTACCAACCTACCTTATGATGTAAGATACTCGTTACCGTTAACCTCTCCAAGTTCGGATATCCCTGTTAGACCCAACTCCTGCAGGGATACTTTGAGTAACTTACATGTATTTTGTATGTCAACTAAGTTAAGGGGAATCAACTTAGAATCTGCCATGTAAATAATATAATTAGTTAAATACATTAATAGAGATTCATTGACATATACATTCTCTTTTATCATATGTGTTGCTAGAACTGCTGGAGATATTCTTGAATTCCCCAGTCCTGCTGCTATCTTTTCATGAAGTTTCTGTTCTGCTATCATGTAGTTTCCTCTCCACTGGATTCTAGCACATCATCTTGGTACCCGTCAACTTCTAAGGATATAATAAACTGTTTATCCATTAGCCAATCACGTACATGTTCATTTAAATCTTCAGGTCCGTACTCCAGGGAGAAGACGGGATTGGTCCAGAGTTCATCCCATACATCATCAATAGAATAATCAGGGTTAGCAATAGTCTCTGAAGGGTCATCTAAGGACATAGAAGCATATTCAGTTGTAATTACATCCCAGACATATAGCCAGACAAGAGGTAGGCCAACAGGCATTTCCCCAAGCTTGGAAATCATTTGATCGAGTTCAGCACGTACATCATTTCCACGAACTTTTTCTTGTAGGTCTATATCATTCATTGCGAAACCTTTCTTCTAACTCTAGTAGGATGTCTGATATTGTTTCAACTTTACCTTCTAAATAATGATATGTGGGTGCGTCAAATAAAGGTGAATTTGCAGATAGTTCTTCTTCTAGTTCATTCTTCTTATCAATAAGGTGTCGTAGAAATGATTCTATGAAATCAATTGAATATTGATTCTCGCATTCCCCGCAAGTTACATCTGAGTCTTGATATGGTTGAGATTTACCACATGACATGCACCATGATTCATCATGCATTCCCATTTAGTTCCCCCTTCGCAAACGCAATTGCATATGTAAGTGCATATAGTTCAGCATATGTTTCCGTAACGCCTTCCCAATACCTGCGTTCCATAGAGTCCATTGCTTCTTCTGTTTCTTCTTCTTGTTCAACTGCAAGTATTAATTGTGTTTCTGCTTCAACCATTAATGTCTTAAGGTGACCGTGCATAATATCTGCACCGTCCATTCCTAATTCGATTTGCTTTTGTAGATATGGGTCTAGCGCCATTATAATTGAACCTTTCTATATTCAGGGACTTTGGTTTCCAAGTATACCTTATGGGTCTGACATTCTGCTACAGCCTCTAGGTCAGCCTCTCCCAGCCAGTGACAGGCACCGCAGATTTCTCCACAGTCATTCTCTTCGCAGTATTCCATTTGGTCAGTGGCGTCGCAATCACGGCATTGATTATCATACCTAGATTCACTAATCATTTCACCTCGTAGGAATTCACATTCTCCACCCCAACCAGTCTCTTCCTCATATGAGTAAGTAAATAGTAAATCAGGATATTGTGCAGACAATTTAGAAATAGCAGGAAAGACGGGAGACCAAGCAGTATTAAAGTTATAATGAATTACTTTGTTATCGCCATTGTCTGCTTCTTCAAAGTTAGTATCAGGATACTTATCATCAGATGATACTGCTACATCCCATTTTGTTCCCCATTCACGAACATTAAATGAATACCAATCATCAGTCTTAAATTTAATCTGTTCATCAAATGGAATGGAAGAATCAGTTTGCTTGTCATATGCTTCCATGTCTGTTGGTTTAATGATATTCCAGAATGCAAAAATCGGGGAAGGATAAAGAACATCCTTTTTCTCTTGTTGCATAGTAGTAGTATTCCATGAGTCATGAACCATATGGAATGGTTGGTTTAATTGTTCTTTCATTTTAGTTACAGATTCAGGATTACCTTCTATAGTTAATCCGTTATATACCCAGTTTGGCATTGGAGAGTTTTCTTTCTATTAGTAGGTTTAGTTATCAAATACTAAAGAGTCATACAGTTCAGGTTCGCCTGTATCCTCGTTTTTTGTCCATAAATCTATCTGAAAATTACGGCGATATAATTCAGGCTCGCCGTCTGAAATAGCAAAAATCTCCTGCTCAGAAAGATTATCAAGATACTGTGTATTTTTGTCGTAGCCATTATCACCGTCAATTTTAACGGAATATACTTTTGTGAACTCGACTGTATAAACGCTATGTGTTATTTCTGTCATGGTATTACCTTTCGTTGGGTTGATGTATTCATTATAGCAGACGGGACTGACAAATGTCTAGTCCTCATAAGGGGTTATATTACCAGTCAAGCTATTATAATATGCCTCTGATTTACAGGCACAATAATAGATCCCTGGAATATCTGAACATAGCCAATGATGTTTATGCATTTAGTTATGCTCCCAATCCATCAGATTTGCCTGTTTCAATACATTCTCTACATACATACCAACCGCCTTCAATAGTAATATAATCAGCTAATCCTTCACATATGCAACATTCATTCATTAGTCAAAATACCCTTCTGCCCATAAGCCTTGGAGAAACTCCTGAGCCTTCCAAAGATTATTATATAGCCAAGGGTCATCATCAGAATTCACGGTAGTTATAGCAGACTGAATAGCACTAACCATTTCATCTAAATCATTCATAGCATAACCTAGCATTATCCTACCTCTATTCCTGCATATTGGGCGATAGTATTTAATGTAATATGAATTAAACAGTCACAATCTCCGCCATTCATATTTTCCATGTATTCAATGTGTTGTTCGTTGTCCATATATATTTCATTTATTAAATCATTTATTAGGTTCATGTGATTATTATATACTAGACCACTGACAAATTTAGGTCATATCGTAAAGTCCAGCGATCTCCAGGGATATATCGTAAGTATCGTAAAGGTTATTTTAAGATAGATCAAATGTATAATTTATCTGATATATCAGGGGGCCCCCGCAGCTTTGCAATTGCAAAAAAAATATGAACCTTTTATAGTCATGTTCAGGACTTTTACCAGCGAGGGTAAATCTATTGTGCTTGTGAATATTTTTCTATAAATGCATCAAATGTATAAGGATTTCCGTCTACACTTACAGTAAAATCAGTGAAGTCAATTTTTGTATGTTCATAACTTTCCTCACCACCATTTTCATCTGCATAAATTCCATAACCAGTTTCTGAGTCATGGTCTGTTTGCAGTGCATTAAATAAAATACGAGTTGCATACCCATAGTCTGTCCAACGAGGTTTTGCTTTGACTAAGGCATTTGCTAAGTCAATAAGTTTTTCATCTCCACCCCAATGTGAGTAAAGAGTTACATAGCAACCTTCGCCTTGCTTGACAACAAAGTTTGTTCTTGAACCCATTATATTCCTGCTCCTATTCCTACTGCTATTAAGATTGCCAATACGATTATGATAAATAAAGTGTCCATGTTCCTATCCTATCAGAAAGAGGGGGACTTATCAAATCCCCCTCTCTCTATTTAATTAGAGATAACGAGCAACGGCATTATATGTCGAAGTATTAACTGTTTCCTCATCTGTCATTTGCAGAATACGGATAGCGTTTTGGATTTCCTCTTTTTGCTCACGATAAGTGCTTTGGTGCATTGTTACAAAGTCCTTTTCAGGTTCTGTTGGCAAACCCTCTTTAGATACTGTTATATCAAAGTCAATGTTCAGGGTGTTATTCCATGAACGAAAGTTAGTGCGGAAGTTTTCTGCCTTCTTGATATTTGCTACTGCAAAATCAGTAAGTTCCTTGACCCACTTCTCATACGCCTTTTTATACTTTACTTCGTTTGCTTCTTGTGAGGCGTAGTCTTTTTCTAACTTCGCTAGTGCAGTTTCTAGTGCCTTGATTACCTTTGGTGTTGCGATTTTAACTGAGATTGCTTTTCCTCTAGCCATTTTGTTTCCTTTTCTTTAGTTGGGTTGTTATTAGTAGTATTGTATCAGAGGGGTCTGACAAATTAGGCTTCATGTCGGGGGTGGTCTACCCTGACATTTTTAGTGATAGATGAGTTAATTATAGTTCCTTGAAAGGCTACGATCATTTTTGCTAATCTCATCTCATCAGTAGAGGTCAGCTCGATTTGCAGATTATCTAGCACTTCATATTCCACACCGAATTGCATAGCCTTGCCCAACCCGTACCCCATTTGGGCACGGGACGGGACTTGTAGAGTAACTACTGCCATTAGTAAGCCTCTTGGACATTAGCAACTTCATAGTGTTCAACTGAAATATCACCATGTTGTGAGTCTGCAAATAGATTATCATTAAGTTCAGACTCGAAATCAAAGTCATCAGTTAAAGATACTTGCATTGTGCCTGATACATGCAAAGTTGCTTCCCAGTTGATTTCCTTAGTTAATTCAATATCAAGGATTTCAGCAATAGATGTTAAAGTATCTTGGTCATCACTATCAGTAAAGTTGTCAATGATAAGAGAACGAACAGAGTCAATCTTATTCTGAAACTGTAAAGCAATTCTAGCATTTTGGCGGGAGTTGTGAAGTTCATATTCTATATTACGAACCTTATCAGTTATGTATTCAGCATCAGAGAAATCCTTAATTACTTTATATGTAACTAATAAATCTGGATTATATTTTTCTGCATCAGATAGAGGCAGGTTGTTCATTGTTGTTTCCATATCTTGTCCTTCTTTCGTTGTTGAGGGTACTATTGTAGCAGGTGCTACTGACAATAATGTGCATATAGAGTTACATGGACAAGTTAATTGCATCACACCATTTGGCCAACCATATCCATCTTTATATGTATATTCAATTAGGGCATCACAGTCTCCTGTGCATACCCATGTACATTTGCTATATTTAGTCATAAGAGTATTATATCGTAAGCCACTGACAAATTCCCCCGCCTGAAAATGCGGGGGCCCCCGCATATTTATGCACCAGCTTGAATATTTATTTTGCGATTGCGATGGGACTTGAACCCACGATCTCTACCGTGACAGGGTAGCGAATTAACCAACTATTCTACGCAACCAATAAGGTGAGCAGTTTATACACTTACTCAGGTGTTGCGATTATTTCGCTAGTGCTAAGACTTGCTTAACAATTTTATTTTTCTCAGCAGTTACAACAGGGTCGAAACCACTTGCACCTGCCATGAGAGAGTCACCAGTCTTGCGAGCAGTGCGGTAGTAATCAAGGCGTTCAGTAAGTGCATTAACTACACCCCATGCAGTACCCTTGATATTAGCATTTGTTGGTGAGTTATGATACAACTCATCAAGGAGAACAACTTTGTTTTCCCATTTCTTAAGAGAACCCTTAGAGTCCTTCTCAGGCTTTGGATACATAGCGTTAATAATTTGAGAGAACTTTTTGTCATTGACTTCAACGGCAAATAATTCTTGTGCTTGCTTCTCGAACTCATCAGCATAAGCAAAAGTTAATCCGAGTGCTTGTCGTGCTTGTGCAATTTTGCCATCAACAGTTTGTGTGTGGCGTATCTTGAAAGACTGCTTTGCCTTTTTCATAGCAAAATTAAGTGTATTCTGACACATAACACGAACGGGGGTGATAGCAGATTGAACTGCAACAGAACCATCATGGCTAGTCCATACAATTAAGTATAGTTTAGTTTCATCATTGACACCATTAGGGTCAAGAACAATAGTGCGTGGGATTGACATTGTACCAAATACGATATTGCCACCCTTTAGAGAACCAGCAGACTCCCAAAATACATCTGAGTTTCCATCATGTAGGTTATCAGCAAAAGAGAATAATTCCTCATTTTGTACTTCTTTGTAACGAGAACCTACAACTGAGAGAACATCAGTTTGTCCAGCAACATATGGGTTATCACGAATAACTAATTGGTTATCCTTGATTGAACTCCAGTTTTCAGGTAAGTGTTCGGCAACAGGTTGTAAGCGAACATTCCAATTAGATAGTTTAGCACCATCTAACATTTGTGCAGTAGTGACTGCTTCATCTTGATTAAATACTTTATTAGCAAAACTATGCCATGCAGGTACTTGTCGGAGATTTACAGCAAGCGAAACAGAACCATTTTCTACTTCGGATTTATGAGCATTATTTGTCATTTTTACTTCTTTCTATTTGTTTGATTATCTGAGTATAACATATGGGACTGACAAATGTCTATCCGTAAAGTCCAGCAACCTTACGTAATATCGTAAATGTCCTTTTTGTCCTACGTAATGCCTACGTAATGATATGTGATAAATATCACAGCGTGGCGACACGCCCGAGTGCGGGGGCCCCGAATTTATTAGCTCGATCCACGCATTATATCTATTAAGTATAAAATAAAATAAATGAATGAACCAATCATCAATACATTAACTATATGGGCAAACAATTTCATTTTATTATTCTCCTTATTTTTTAGTGGCACTAAATCGAATGTCTGCTTTTCCATATACGCATAATTTACATGATACGCATGCAGAACCATTAGTTGAGATAAGCGGAATCTGTTTATTATTTTCAGGACATTTTGCACCAACCTTGCCAGTTAATTCTTTCATTTTAGATTCAGTTGCAGCGAATGTTTTTCCCAAATATGCTAATTTAATTCCATGTTCAGTTTTTAATTCTGCGCCAATAGGTGCGTTATCATCATCAGTAGAATAATAAAGTGAAAGATTAGGGATATTCTTTAAAATAAGTGCAGCAGACTTTACACGTGTATAAACCCAAAATTGTACATTAGGGCGATTAATAATTACATATTGCCATGCACGAGCATAGGTATCGTTAAAGAAATCCCCGTCCCAGTGGATACGGAATAGCATAGGGGCATTTTTCTTTTCACAATCAACAATGAACTCATCAATCATGTTTTCTAATAAGTCAACCATAGTTGGCTCATCCGCATTTTTTAATAAATCCCAATTGTGTAATAGATTAGCCTTTACGCCTTTGAATAATTTTTCAAGTTTTCCCGCATAGCAGACACTTTCGCATATGCTTGTGGCGCCAGGGCATGAGAATTCTTTACCTGCAGGGAGACCGAAGGTGTTAGCAATTGTGGCAGTCTTGCCATTAGGAGAGACAGCATTAGCAACCTTTCTATCGTTAGAACGTTTTAGTTTAGTCATGAGTTGACCTTCTTTCATTGGAGAGGAGATAAGTATAGCAGGCGGGACTGACAAATTAATTGTAAGACTTAGCGCATATAGTACAGATCGAATAGTTAGTGCAATAGCAATCGTTAATATCGGCCATTAGAAATAAATCCCTTCAGTAGACATATCTAAATCATTATAGATTTTTTCCTCTTGCCACTCAAAAAAATGAGTAGTGCACATAGTAGACGGACGGGAATCAATAGACGATAGACCCATGAGATTAGCATAACAGATATTACATGACATAGTTGCCTCTTTCTTTTGTTGATATGGGAATTATAGCAGGTTAGACTGACATACTCAAACGACACGCCGTAATTTTTAGTGTGATGAATATCACAGGCGGGGGCCCCAGCTTGATCTGCAGGGGCCCAAAAAAATGTGAGCCGTTTACGTGGTCAATGCTCAGGACCCTTGCCCTTTATATTTAAACACCGATGGCGGGTGTGAGTAGTTTATTTGATTACTTGCTCTTGCTCAGGAGCAATTCTATTTTATTCTACGCCGAGATTTTTCATGCACTCTTCCCAAAATCGGTCCGAGTCAAATCGTTCATTATCAGCGAAAAACATTTCAGAAAAATCATTTACTAAATCCTCATAAACTTCTATGCGGATTTCAGTTGCATAAGAGTTTAAGATTTCAGCGGTGGCTACATAGTCTTTGCGGGTCATCATTTGCTAATCTCCCATGCTACAAATGCAATAGTTAAAAGCATGAATGCTGGAATAATTAAAAGCATTATCATTAGTGAACGACCTTTAATACTGCATAAGAACTTCCTGCGTTAATTTCATCAAGAATTGGTGAAAGACGGGGAGCGATTAAATCTTTAAGCATTCCTTCAAGCATTGTTACCTGAAAGTCATGAGGTAAAGATAAGAGTTTTTTAGCAACAGGGTGAGTTTCATCAAACTCTGTTACAAACTCTAATTTATGTACAACAGTTTTCATTTATTTGTCCTTTTCTTTTTGTTGGTTGGTGAGCCTTTTTGTAACTTGCTCAGGTTAGTTCCCGCCACTTATTTAGAGTCGCTGTACGTTAGCGACTTATTTGATTATAGTTTAACGCTAGTGTAGCGTTCATCTCCATCTACATCAAGTAGCAGAGTAGTAGTGCGAGCATTAACTGGAATAATCTCCTTGATTGTTCCTGTTACCTTGCTTGATTGAGTGGTGAATAAATCACCGATTTGATAAGTGTTTGTAGCCATTTTTTTCCTTCTTTCGTTAGGTTGTTTATAGTAGATATTCTACCATAAGGGTCTGACAAATATTGCCAAATTTAGAGGATTTCGTCTGTGTCGAAATTGGGTATATCTATAAATAAAGACTCATCTTGTTCTTCATCTTCTTCTTCCATTTCCCAAGTTAGAAAGTCGCTTGGGTGTAACTCTGATTTAATTTCCCATGAGAAAGTGTATGACATTTTATTTCCTATTCTTTTTGTTGATAGTAGTATTATAGCATTTTGGTCTGACATTTATCAACTTATATCTTAATAATCTCATATAGTAAGACGCTCAACCTATGTGATAAAACTCACACCGATACGCCTTGACACGACACGCCCGAACGGGGGCCCTAGCTTGATCTGTGGGCCCCCGATTTTCAATCAAATAATTTATTTTTATATTTTTGTTTTCGATTATATTTTTTCTTTGATGGAATTGCAGTTGCAGCATTACTACGACGCAATTCTTGTATGCGTTTTACTTTTTCCATTAGTTTAATCCTCATCATATTCTATCCAGTTTTCCAAGTGGTGTTGTTCAATTATTGCATTAGCGGGAGCAGTTTCTTGTCCCCGCCATGATACGCCTTCAGGCAAATTAATTCTCTTAGAATAATCGCCATCATTATATGCATTAATGGCTTCAATGCATATTGGTACCATAGAATATGGGACGGGGGGATAGTGATTACTACGCAATTGTATAGTGATACTTTGCTCTAGTGACATATCCATAGTAGATAAGTCATGCGATAAATTATTTCCCATTATTTTTCAACGACCTTTCGTCCTTCACGATAAAATACTTTTGTATAGCATTTTAGCGATGGTGTGTATAAATTAACTGTTGAGTATTCATCGGCGAAACCCCAATCTACATATTTTGCAAACTCTTTGTGTGCTTGCAATTCATCTGAGTATTGAAAGACATGATTAGGCGAAGTCGCCTCATCATAGGTTACTGTTATTTTGTACATATTAGTTATTCCAATCTAGTGTGATACATTCACACTTATTTACAATTATTGTGTTACCTTGCTTTGATACTGTTGCAAGGGTGTCGCATTCATCGCAGATAAATACGCCGTCTAGGTTGTCTAGGATATTTCCCATTTAATTAGTCTCGCTTTCTTTTGTTGAATAATGGAATTATAGCAGGTAGCACTGACAAATTAGTTAATGTCTACTAATATTGTTGCCCAAAAATCAGGCTTCAAGAATGACCCACTTGTATATTGTGGGCGTACTTGTATGGCGTAGGCTTCAAAACCTTCACCATAATATAGACCTTCACGCTTTTCAGCATATTGGATAATTCCGTCAATATGTCTGCCTAGTGAACGATAGTATTTTCCCTCTAGTAGGGTTGGGATATCATATTTATATGTAGCCATGAGTAAGACCTCTTTCTTTTTGTATATGGATATTATACCATTTTCCACTGACAAATTCTTGTTACTTGCTAGTAATGTCACAATGTGAGACGCTCACGTAATGTGATAAATATCACCTACGTAATGATATGTGATAAATATCACAGCGTGGCGACACGCCCGAGTGCGGGGGCCCCAAATTTTTATGCACTTTCATGCATAAAAACCTAGATGATCTCAGCTATTTGAAATCTTTAAAAATCAATTCAACAATTTTTAAATCTTCATCTCCTAAATTATCAAGCTCGATTGCTTCTACAAATCCAAAAATATCTTTTTCCATTTTTAATTCTCCAAACTTTCTAAATAATCAGATTCAAAATCTGCTAAGGCACAACGGTATGCGATTGGGTCACACTCTTTTAAAATCTGTGACGGATAAAAAGTCATGTCTGCAATTTTGAAAGTGCCCCATGATTCATCTAGTGCTTCATCAAAAATTTGCTTTAATTCTAAAGCCTGTTCAAAATCTAATTCCATTTATTTATTTCTCCATTACTCTAAGAATTGTGTCAAGGTTTTTTTCTGATAGCAAAACCTGAGATGTACCCCATAGACCTGCTAACCATTGGTCTCCATATTTTTCTTTTGCTAGTTTTGAACACATAGCAATTTTTTCATTTCTTGTCATTTTCATTAGTTAGTTACCTTCCAATTAGTAGCAAACGGCAAGCGGTCAAAATCATCATAGACCCAAAATCGGTCAATGTTTTGTTCGCAATTTATGCAGAAAGTATATTCTGCATCTTGATGTGACGAGATAGCACTCTCGTTTGGTGTGTGCGTTACGCACTCTTTTGTTAATGTAGTCATATTAAGACCACCTTTCTTTTTTCTTTATGTATGGAATTATAACACGGGGGACTGACAAATATGCCCGTTTTTCGGGCGTGTCGCAAAACTATTTTTGTGATATGTATCACCAAACAGATGTTCGATGTATTCTTTATTTAATTTTTGTATAATGGAATTATAGCAGGGGGGACTGACATTTTTGGGTGTTTTTCGGGCGTGTCGCAAAACTATTTTTGTGAAGTGCGTCACAGGCGGGGGCCCCCAAATTTTTGAGGGGATCTCAGCTAGTCCTCCAAGCAAGCAAGTTCAAATTTATTTGGTGAAAAGTTTTTATTATCTGCATGAAAAAAATCTGCAAACTCTAAAACTAAATCTTCAAAAACAAATTGGTCTGCAATAAGAGGGCGAAACTCTTTTAAGATATTCGATACTGCTACATAGTCTTTGCGTGTCATCATTTAATTATTCTCCCATTTTTCAATATCTTCAATAAATTTATTTATTTGGTGTTCCATTAAATCATCTGCCATAGCGTCAAATTTATCTTCACCTAAGCAAACTAATGCAACACCCGTTGCAACAGTTGCGGAAAGTGTTGCAGAATATTCAAACAACAAATTTCCTAATTCTTCAATATCAGCACCACGAGAAACACCAGCAATAATGTCTCTTGCTTTATTTAGCACTACATCATCAACAATAGAACGATTAGAAATATCTTTAATAAGATTAGCGGTTTCAAAATTCATTAGTGTTGCTCCTCGCAATTAGTATAAGGGTCAAATTGGCAAAACATGCAACCCATTTTTTCAAAATGGTTTTCGCAATAATAAGCGAATTGGATTTCATCACAACAAATAAATGTCGTGTAGTCAGTTAAATAGTTTTCGTCAATGTGACGCAAAACAAGGGTAGGATTAGTAGTCATATTATTTGACCTCTTTCTTTAGTACGGATAGGGCATTGGCAAGGCTTGCTTTACGCTGTGCCTCTACCATTTCTTTATATTCTTCAAGTGTCATTTTTTGACCTTTCTTTAGTTTCTTATAATGGAATTATAACACAGGGGACTGACAAATATGGGTACTTTTATCGGCGTGTCGGAATTTATTTTTGTGATATACGCCACAGGCGGGGGCCCTATACAGGGGATCGCTATATGCAGGGCCCCCAAATTTTAGCGATTTATTTCAGCTGTTTTATTTCTTGAATGAAATCTTTTATCACTAACCTAAACATGATAAAGGCGGGAATTGCAATAAACAACTGCACTAGTGTAGTTAATAATCTATTAGTACTCATTAGATACCCTTCGCTAACATGATACATATACAACCCACAACAATAAAAGTAAATACAATAAACACTATTTAACTCCCTTATATAGATAACTCCATGCCTTACGGCATACCATGATTGACTTACAATTATCGCAACAGATAACACCATCACGATTTAACTCTAGGTCATATACATCTATGCTAGTGCTTACTGCACCACACACAGACTTAACAGATACAGACATGCTCATATTACTTACCTACTTTCTTATTACCATATAAGGACATATAGCGTTTAACAATAACGCTACCTTTATCCATACCATATTTATTTATAAGGTAATCGCATTGTGTTAATGTTAATGCGAATACAGGTTTAGGAGAGTAACCTGCATACTCTAAGCCAAACTCTATGGCTATATCCTTACGGATTTCGTTAGTGTAGTTCATGATGAACCACCTTTCTTTAATTTGATTAGACTTTCTAATCTATTTGCTGACCTGATTATTTGCTTATTACTAAGGCTCACAGGATTTCTTATTTAATTGTTATACTGGAAGTATAACATCACCCACTGACAAATTAGCCCGTTTCTCGGGCGTGTCTACCAATTATTTTTGTGATTTACATCACCGAACAAGTGTTCGATTTATTCACTATTTAATTTTTTGTATACGGGAAGTATAACAGATAACACCGACAAAATCAAGTCGACACGCCGTGTTTATGCAAAGTATTTATGTGATGTGCACCACATGCGGGGGCGGGTCCCTTTTCGGGCGCACTATTATTTTTTTTAAAAGATAGTTGATATATGTATCATACATGAAAAATTTCCATTAACATTTTGATCAAATTGAAAAAAGGGGCGGGAGTTCCCTAGAAATTACAATTATCCAATATTACTATAAGGAATATACACTCTAGATAGCTACAATATAATCACAATATAATAAATACAGCGCAATTGGTATGATTTTATAAAAAATAAAAATAAAATCGACGGGAATGTGATCAGAATCCTAGAAACTATAAATAAACACTTAACATAAGATCATTACATACGTCTAGAATATATTTACATTAGCCAAAATTCAATATTTTGATCAAAAATCGATTTTTAAGATTCAATATCGCTATCATCTTCAATTAAGAAAGAGGGGGAAGGTGCAAGGACACGTCCTTGCTCGTGCAAATTGCTAAGTCCCTTAGCATCTGCACCTAGTTTATCAGCTATAATGGACAACATATCATAATTTCGTTGTTCTTGGATAAATATAGCTCCCAATAGCTCACGTATATTGTCTATAGCATCATTCATCTGTTTCATTTATATTTCCTAGCGTCTCGTGTATTATATGATCCCATTTATTTCTTTCCATTCCTGGCGAATTGTTGATTATGAGATCCTTATCCTCATTATAATCTATATATATCCAAGATCTAGGATCCATTTCAACTTTTCCCGCCAAAATTTCCTGTTTACCAGTTTTAATATGAAGAGATATAGACCAATCATCCTCAGTTTCATCAAATGGTTCTATATAAGATCTTTCAAGCCAAATTTGAGCCATTTATCAACTTCAAAGAATTGGGGAATTGTGTTTCTGCTAAATCGCTCACTCTTTTTGCCAATTCCTGTATTTCAAATTGGGCATCATGAGGTAAACGTTGATTTAAAAAGTTCATTACTCCATGCAAACTCACTGTCCAGCGATATCGGACGTACATTCCATATGCAGGTAAAAATAATCTAGCAACTTCAGGAGCAATTCCGTCTTCTAAAGCCTTTTTATATAGGGCTTGACCATATCCCACCAATTCCGTCATTTTATCGCTGTAATAGGCTCCTAAAGCCATTTCTACAGGCTTCCCAGATCCTTGCTTGGAATTTTCTGGAGCTGAACGCCAAGAATTTGGAGTAGGTATATAAAATTCTTCATTTTCAGTGACATATCTCCTTGACGACTCATTCCAGCCGTTTTGATCGTCTACAAAAGTTGATGCTACTGTATATTTCCAATGTTGTCTTGCAACCATTAAGGGTGCATATATCTCAAAAGATAATACGGCATGTCTAAAAGGGGAAGTATGTTCATTCTCCCAAAGAAATTTTAAAAGTCCTTCATCCCGAACGCTCAATGTCCCGTCGGGATTTGTGGATGATTGTTTATCATAAGATACTCTTGCAGCATTCGCTATATCCAGATCAGTCCCCATAGAATTAACAAGGCCAACATAGCCTTTATCTAAATAAGGTAGATAATTATTCGGTAACTGCTTCACGTTCTACGACCTTTTTAATATTCTCATATAATTGTTGTCCAACTTTAATTTTATATGAGCATGCATAGCATTGTAAAGTTATTGTATCATGTTCATCGATACTATGGTACAAACTATAAATATTGTCTTCATGCATAGGACAGGTCAGGGCTTTCGCCCTGCCTGCCTCTGCTATTTTTATATACTCTGAAAAGAGTTGTATTCTCATCATGATATAGCTATGTTTGCTCTCTTAAATACAGCATTAACATATTGCTGAACGGTAGGATTTCCTGGAACTGGTTTGTTCCAAGTTTTCATATCGTTAGCCCTAGATGGCAATAGGTGTGACGCAATTACTTTTCTCCAGTCGTGATACTTGGCATAATTGTATTCAAGTTCATGAATTACCCTCATATCCTGTATCCAACTGGGAGCTTTGCAAGCATCCTTATATCCCATAAAGTTGTTCCATGTTCTAGGCATGTATTGGTATGCACCACATGCACTACTAGAGTAAGACTTGCGTGTATATGCTCCAACTCCCCCCGTTTCGGTGGACTTTAAAGCATTCGCTAGTCTTGATATCATTACCCGTTTGTCTACTCTTGATTTTAAATTTAGCTTTTTGCTATATTCGGGCATTATAAAAGTGTTTCTAGAAGATAAATCATTAATTAGATAAAGAGTTTTAACTTTCAGTTTCTCTTTACTATTTAATATATATTTATAATCTATATTAATTATATCTTTTATATTAACTAAATTATTAAATTTATTAATATATAATATATTTTTATTATACACTATCATTTCCTTCATTTGAGCCTGGGCTTCGGAATTAATTCCAAAAAGCATTGTGATAATAGTCACATATATCATAACCAGAGCTGTTCTCATCCTTACTTTGTTCTCATTATTCATTTTGAACCTCCTGGGGGTAAGAGTAGTATTAACAATACTATCATGATATACTAAGAAAAACAAGTTAGGATTTTAATGAAAGTCTCTTTTACGGGTGCTCCCGAGTATATGGATCGCAGCGTTGGGTATGGTGAAGCATCATTTAATATATTTAATTCATTAGAAAAATTTGGTATAGAATGTCTAGTTAAATCAGATGATGCACAAATTGGTATATCATTTACACAACCAGACAGATATGATTTTATGAAACATCAATATAGAATTGGTTATACTCCCTGGGAATCTACTGGAATATTTAATGAATGGAAATCTCCATTAAATAATTTAATAAATGAATTATGGACAACATCTCCTTGGTGTGCTAAAATGTTTTCTAAACATACTAATAAACCCGTATTTGTTTACGAACATGGTATAGATGATGGATGGATTCCTAAGAAAAGGGAAATTAATAAAACCCGTCCTTTTAGATTTTTACATATAGGAGAACCGTCATTTAGAAAAGATGGTCAAATGGTTGTTGATTCATTTATAAGTTTATTTGGAGATAATCCAGATTATGAGTTAATTATAAAAGCTAGCAGAATTAATACAACAAGAATTTTTGATAAACAAACGGGATTGGTAAAAGGATCCCCACCTGCATTTTATAAAAATGTTAGAATTATAGAGTCAGTACTATCTGTAGAACAAATTAATGGATTGTATGATTTATGTGATGTAATTGTATACCCAAGTTGGGGAGAAGGATTTGGATTAATTCCTTTACAAGGAATGGCAAAAGGTATTCCAACAATATGTACTGGAGCTTGGGCACCATATGAAAAATATATTACGATGCCTTTAGATTCTTCTGAAATAGCTTCCCCTTGGCCATCAGTACATCCAGGTGAAATGTTAAGGCCAGATTATTCACAACTGAAGTTTTACATGAAAGATGTTACTGAAGATTATGAAACATATGCAAAAATAGCATACAGAAACTCATTTTTAATACATAAAGATTATAATTGGCTAAAGGTATCTAAACCTGCAGTTGAGAGATTGAAAAAAATACAAAAAGAGCATTTTTAGAAATAAATTGTGATACACTAGGATTCTACTAAAAGAGAAAAAGAGGAAAAATGTCTAGAGTTATTGAAAACCCCTATGAAAATTTTATTGCACTATCACGCTATGCGAGATGGTTAGAATCTGAGAATCGTCGTGAGACATGGGGAGAAACTGTAGATAGATATTTTGATTTTATGCTAAGTCATTTATCCTCTCAACATAATTATGTTCCTAGTGACAAAATAGTTACAGAATTAAAAGATGCGGTTTTTAATCGTAATGTAATGCCTTCTATGCGTTCTGTTATGACAGCTGGAGCAGCATTAGAAAGAGAAAATGTATCTGGATATAACTGTGCATTTCTTCCTGTAGATAATGCAAGATCATTTGATGAAGCAATGTATATTTTAATGTGTGGAACAGGTGTTGGATTCTCTGTTGAATATAAGTACATTAATAAACTCCCGTCTCTTCCCGAAAAACTTGAAAAGTCAAGTACAACAGTTATTGTTGGAGATTCAAAAGAAGGTTGGGCAAAAGCTTATCGTGAATTACTTGGATTACTTTGGGCAGGACAAATTCCTCAAATTGATATTAGTAAAGTTCGTCCTTCGGGTGCAAGGCTTAAGACAATGGGTGGTCGCTCATCTGGACCACAACCACTTGTAAATCTTTTTGATTTTACAATTCAAATTTTTAAAAATGCACTTGGTCGTCAATTAAAACCAATTGAAGCACACGATATTATGTGTAAGATTGGTGAAGTAGTTGTAGTTGGTGGAGTTCGTCGTTCTGCTATGATCTCACTTTCAAATATTAATGATATTGAAATGGCTGCAGCAAAAGCAGGTAACTGGTGGGAATCAAATTCTCAAAGAGCATTATCAAATAATTCTGTAGCATATTCTCGTAAACCAGATATGGCTCAATTTATTGCAGAATGGAAATCACTATATGATTCTAAATCAGGAGAGCGTGGAATTTACAATGTTGCAGCAGCACAAAAACAAGCAGCAAAATATGGACGCAGAGATCCAGATATTCACTACGGAACAAATCCTTGTTCAGAAATTATTCTTCGTCCTTATCAATTTTGTAATCTTTCAGAAGTCGTATTACGTGAAGAAGATACAGTTGAGGATGTTACAAATAAAGTTCGCCTTGCTTCAATACTTGGAACATGGCAATCTACATTAACAGACTTTAAGTATATACGTAAAGTTTGGAAAGATAATACAGAAGAAGAACGCCTATTAGGTGTTTCTTTAACAGGTCAATTTGGACATAAGTTTTTTTCAGGTCAAGAAGACCTAAATGAACTTGTAGGTGTTTTGAGTAATCTAAGACAATGGGCAGTTGATATGAATATTGAAGAAGCATTAAAAATTGGGATTCCCGCTTCTGCAGCAGTAACTTGCGTAAAGCCATCAGGAACAGTATCACAATTGGTAGGGGTAAGTTCAGGAATGCATGCATGGCATTCAGATTACTATATTCGCACAGTTCGTGGGGATAAAAAAGATCCAATTACTCAATTCCTAAAAGATTCAGGTATTCCAGCAGAAGACGATGTAATGAAACCACAAGATACTTATGTATTTTCATTCCCAGTTAAGGCACCATCAAATGCCATTACTAGAGATAAGCTAACTGCTATTCAACAATTAGAAGTATGGCTTGTGTACCAACGTCATTGGTGTGAGCATAAGCCATCTATTACGGTATCTGTAAAAGAAGATGAGTGGATGGAAGTTGGAGCATGGGTTTATAAGCATTTTGATGAGGTATCAGGAATTTCATTCCTTCCATATTCAGAACATACTTATGTTCAAGCACCATATCAAGAAATTGATAAAGAAAAGTATGAAGATCTTGTTTCTAAAATGCCAAAATCAATTAATTGGGAAGCATTATCTTTATATGAGTTAGAGGATTCTACTACTGGTTCCCAAGCCCTTGCCTGCGTTTCTGGCGAATGTGAAATTGTGGATATTGGCAAAAATTAATATAATATAGATTGTAGCCCCCATTTATAATAGATGGGGGTTTTTCTATGATTTATATTTGTTTAATGCTACAATTTATCTTGAGTGGGTGACTATGCAAGAAACAAATTTTTCAACAATTCAAGGCGACACGCTTATATTAACGGTTGTTTATAAAGACAACACCCCGCAAAAAGCCCCAATTAATTTAACTGGTTATACTGCAGAGTTTCAAGTAAGAGATCAACCAGGTGGAAAAATTGTTTGTGCAACAGTTGATACTACAAGCGGAATTGTTATCAATGGGCCAACGGGGACTATAACCGTAACAATTCCTTCAAACCTAACTAAAAAATTTACTGTACCTCAAGCATCATATCAATTACAAATTAATTCGGGAACAGTTAAGACAACATTAGCAACTGGTTGGATTAAGGTAAGTAAAGGTATAATAGAATGAGTGATAATACAGTAATATTAGAACCAACATACAATAATGTTGAAATTACAAAAAATGATAATCAAGTTATAATTTCATCATCTGGCCCACAAGGACCAGTAGGAAATACAGGTCAACAAGGCCCAGCGGGACCACAGGGAATTCCTGGAGACTCAGTTGCATCTTCATCTTTTGTGTATGAACAGCAATCAAGTTCTTCAGTATGGTCAATAACACATAATCTAGGTTATCGTCCATCAGTATTTACAACAGATTATGCACATAATACATTAGAAGGGGATATAGTTCATACTAGCGTTAATCAAGTAATTATAACATTTACTGATTCAGTAGTTGGATATGCATATCTTACATAAGGGGGACAAATAAATGTCAAGAAGATTTTTAGTTAATATTAATATGGGTGGGAACCAAATTGTTTCCCCAGTTTTAAACAATGCAATTATTTATGGTACTACGACAGATCCAGGTAGTGGTTCTGCTGGTCAGCTTTATTATAACACCAGCACCAACCTTTTAAAATACTGGAACGGTACTTCTTGGCAGGCTTTGACATCCAGCACAACTGCTACTAGCGTTGCCAATGCATTATCAACAGGAACTGGGCTCTCTTATACAACAGGAACAACATTTGATGGTTCTGCTGCAAGAACAATTAATCTTTCAAATACATCAGTATCAGCAGGCTCGTATGGCTCATCAACACAGATTCCAACATTTACTGTTGATGCACAAGGTCGTTTAACAGCAGCAGGAACTGCATCAATCAGCACATCAATCTCTCTTGGAGCAGGAACTGGATCTGGCAACGTATCTGGCGGAGGAACATTAACAATTTCAGGCGGAACTGGAGTTTCAACTTCTGTTACAGGAAGCACATTTACAATCAGTTTGCCACAAGCAATTTCTACAACATCAACTCCAACATTTAATCAGATTACAATTAATAATTCTCCTGCAAATGCTACAGATGTTGCCACTAAGCAGTATGTAGATAACATTGCATCAGGAATTAATGCACATGATGCAGTTGTTGCAGCCACTACAGCTCCATTAACTGTTACATATAATAATAATACAACTGGTGTAGGAGCAACACTTACAAATGCTGGAACTCAAGCAACTCTTGTAATTGATAACGTAACTCCAGTAGTTAATGACAGAATTCTTGTTAAAAATCAAGCGTCTGGTTCTCAGAATGGTATTTATACCGTTACAAATGTAGGTTCTAGTTCAACAAACTGGGTACTTACTCGTGCTACTGATTATGATAATAGCACAGCAGGAGAAGTAGCATCAGGAGATACAGTCTTTGTTGTTGCCCCAGCATCAGAATTTTCTACAACCCCAACAAACCAAAATACAGGCTGGACTATGAATTCAGCAGGAATAATTACAATTGGAGTTTCTCCAATTACATTTGCTCAAAGTTCAGGAACTGGAACTGTAACTGCTACAAATGGTTTGACAATTGTAACTGGAAATCAAGTTGGAGTAAATCTAGGATCAGCATTTGATTCAACCTCTGGAACTGGAACTTCAGGACTTTCAATCGGTGGCGGAACACTACAAGTTAGATTAAGTTCTTCTGGTGGATTAACATCATCAACATCTGGACTTGCAATCAATACACCAGGAACTGGACTTACTTTATCTGGAAATTCACTTGTGTTTGCTTCAGGAACAACTTCTCAAGCAGCAACTGGAGTATCTGGGGGAGCATATTCATATGCAACTCAAAAGCAGACTGCTACAATTACTCTTGATGGAACAACAACTTCCTGGGCAATTGCACATAACTTAAACTCAAGAGATGTTCAAGTACAAGTATATCAATCTTCAGCGGGACCAGATACTCAATATGCAGAGGTTGAAGCAGATATTGTAAGAACTTCTACATCTTCAGTTACCATAACATTTGCTTCTGCTGGTACATCTGGAAATACATATAACGTAGTGATAGTTGGATAGTAGGTAGATAATGTCTCATAAATTTAAAAGTACCATTGGTCTAGTAAATTTATCTTCAGATCCCGTCTCAGGTACTGAAGGCGAGATGTATTTTAATACTACTCTACATGGTGCTAGAATTTATCAAAATGGTGCATGGTCGGATGCGGGAAGTGGAACTAGTACAACAAATGCTATACTAAATATTGATGGTGGATTTCCAACATCAAATTATGGTGGCATTGATATTATAGATGGAGGGGGAATATAATGGTTGTTAAAATTCAATTAAGACGTGGAACATCATCAGATTGGTCTACAGCAAATACAGTTCTTGCACAAGGAGAAATGGGTGTTGAAACAGATACCCTTAAAGTTAAAGTTGGCGACGGTTCAACTGCATGGAACTCCCTCGGATATTTTAATATTGTTTTAGGTTCATCATCTCCATCAAATCTGGCGTCTTCAGCATCAGCAGGAACTTCATCAACTGGCTCACATTCAGATCACGTTCACTCATATTCTGGAATATTAGATTCTTCAACTACTTTAGCTTCTGGAGTTACAAACTCTTCACTTGTAAAAATTGGTTCACTTTCAAGTGGAACAGCGGGATTTGTAAAAATTGATTCTTCTGGCAATCTAACATCTGATTCATCTACATATTTAACTACATCTTCGGCAGCCTCAACTTATTTAACAATTTCAAATGCAGCAAGTAATTATTTAACAATTTCATCTGCAACAAGTACATATTTACCAATTACAACTGCCTCTTCAACATATTTGACACAAACAAATGCAGCATCAACATATTTGACGCAAACAAATGCAACATCAACATATTTGACACAGACAAATGCAACATCAACATATGCTCCCATAAATAGTCCTACATTTACTGGAATCGTTACAGTACCAACTCCATCAAATGCAACTGATGCTGTAACAAAACAGTATGTTGACAATATTGCATCAGGAATTAATGCCCATGATGCAGTGGTTGCTGCATCTACCGCCCCACTTACTGTTACTTATAATAACAACACAACGGGTGTCGGTGCAACACTTACAAATGCTGGAACTCAAGCAGCCTTTTCTATTGATAATGTTACACTAGCTCAATATGATCGTATTCTTGTTAAAAATCAAACTGATTCAACTCAAAATGGTATTTATACATTAACAACAGTGGGCTCAGGTTCTTCTAACTGGGTACTTACTCGTGCTTCAGATTATGATCAAAGTACTCCAGGAGAAGTAGCAGCTGGAGACATGGTGTTTGTTCTTGCCCCTGCTTCAAAATTTTCTATAACTCCAATAAATCAAAATACTAGTTGGATAATGAATTCAGCAGGAACAATTACAATTGGTTCATCATATATAACGTTTTCACAAAGCTCTGGATCTGGAACTGTAACAGCTGGAACTGGTATATCTGTTACTGCAAATCAAGTATCTAATACTGGTGTTCTTTCAGTAAATGGATCAACAGGAGCTATAACAAACATTGCTACAACTAGCCAAACATTCTATATTGGAACAACATCCATAGCAATAAATAGATCTTCTGGCTCTCAAACATTAAATGGAATTTCAATTGATGGAAATGCGGGAACTGTAACAAATGGTGTTTATACAACAGATACAGGTACAGTAACTAATACAATGCTTGCTGGATCTATTTCAAATAGCAAGCTTTCAAATTCATCAATTAGTATAAATGGTTCAGCAATTTCACTTGGTGGATCTATATCAGGACTTGCTACAAGTGCTTCTCCTACATTTACAGGAACTGTTACATTCCCGCTCACAACTGCAGGATATGTAAAAACAACTTCAAGTGGAGTTATTTCAAGTTCTTCAAGCGTACCTTGGGCAGATATTTCATCTACGCCAACAACTTTATCTGGATATGGTATTTCCAATGGAGCAACATCGGGTGCAAATTCTAATATTACATCACTAACTGGATTAACAACTCCACTATCAACATCTCAAGGTGGAACTGGAACTTCAACTGCTTTAACTCCTGCTGGAGTTGCATTTGGAGATTCTGCAGGAAAGCACACATCAACGCCTGCAGGAACTGCTGGTCAATTCCTTATGTCATATGGAGATATTGCAAATGGCGGACCAGAATGGATTTCTCTTCCAATTGTTGAAGAGGTAATGGCTGCTACAAATGGTCCATTGACGGGAACTTGGGTATATGCTAACAATACTCCAGGAACTACTGCATCAACACTAACATATACAGGAACATCATATGTTCTTGATGGATATACATTTGTAGCAGGTGATAGAGTATTGGTTAAAGACCAAACCTCGTCCTCAACACCCACATATATTGCAAACGGTGTTTATATAATTAGCAGTATTGGCGCATCAACTATTGTACTTACTCGTGACAATGATGCAGACACTATTGGTAAATTGGGCGGAAGTATTGTTACCGTTAACCAAGGAACTGTAAATGGCGGGACTATTTGGCAATGTACTAACTCAGCAACCACCACTATGGGAAGCTCAGCAGTTAACTTTAATAACGTGGTTACTTCACTTGGTGGCTCTGGTATTGCTGGACAGATTCTTATGTCTTATGGTGGCTACGGTTTAAATGCCCCTGAGTGGGTTTCAATTGCTGCTATGGAAAGCGTTTCTGTTGCAACAACTACTGCACTTACAGGTACTTATAATAACAATACCCCTGGAACTGTTGCATCCACATTTACAATTACTGCTACTGGTCCATTAATTGTTGATGGTTATACTCTTAATGCAGGTGAAAGATTACTTATTAAAAATCAAACTGCAGGTACAACTCCTACAAATATAGCAAATGGTATTTATATTGTAACAACCGCTGGAGCCACAGGAGTTTCCGCAGTACTTACACGTGATAATGACTCTGACACAATGGGCAAGGTTTCTGCAATGCCTATTTCTGTAGATCAAGGAACTTTAAATGGTGCTACTCAATGGTTTAATACAAATAAAACTACAGATACAATGGGCACTACTGCAATTAACTATTATAATACAACAGGCAATCAATTAAATAATCAACCTTCTTCATATTATGCAGATCATATTATTCCTTATACTAAAACTGGTGTATTGACTACTTCTACGGGAACTATTCGTTACCGCCTCCCTTGGGCAGCAACTATTATTGCAACAACTGCTGCAGTAAATACTGCCCCTACGGGAGCAGCAATAATTGTGGATGTGCTTAAAAATGGTACTACTATTTATTCTACAACAGCGAATAGACCTACAATTGCAATATCTACATTTGCAACTACAACATCTCCAACCCCCGATGTGACTACTTTGGCTGCTGGAGATTACTTAACCGTTAACATATCTCAGGTGGGATCAACGGTAGCAGGCTCAGATTTATCAGTTTTTGTTGAACTTCAAAGAGCATAGCCCAAATATAAGTTTTGTGCTATAATCTATATATTAGAAAAAGAGGGATAAAATGGCAGCAAATATTGTAACTACCATCTCTAACCAGCTACTCGATAGCTTAGTTGGAAATGCGTCTTATACTGTAACAACTCCAATTAAATTGCGTCTTATGACTGTAAATGGAACAAACACATCAGCTGGAACTGAAGTTACTGGTGGTTCTTATGCATCACAAAACATCACATTTAGCTCAGCAGGATCAATTCTTACTGAAACTCTGCAAAATAACGCAGCAATTTCATTTGCATCTATGCCAGCTACTACAGTTACTGGAATTGAATTATGGGATTCGTCGGGAACTCCAAAAAGACTTGCTTGGGGTCCATTAACAACAAATAGAACAACAGCATCTGGAGATACTCTTCAATTTGCAATTAACTCTATAGTAGTGAGCTTGGTGTAATATGGCTATAGCATCTGGCGATCAGTACATTGCTTCTTCAAAGCAAATTATTCCTTATGTAAAGACTTCTTCTGTAACAACTATTGCTGCTACCCGCTTTGCAACATTACAGCTTAACGGTTTTCCTGGAGCAGGTACATTGCCATCTACAGGAACAACTTCAAATGGTGGAACACTATTTACATCTTCATCTTCAGGTATGCCAACAATCAACGCATTTGGTGGTTCTGCTACTGGATATTTAAGTCGTGTTCAGTATTTTTCTTCTGTAACTGGAAGACTTGAGATTTTTGATAAAATTTGGGGATTAGTGCCAGTATTAAATGCACTTGCTACTACTTCAGTGACATCCCCAACTTCATTTACATCTCGTATTCCAAACGGAACAGATTATTCAGGTTTAAGAATTTATGCTGAAATTACAACAACTTTTTCAGCATCCGCTACAACCCTTCAGGTAACATATACAAATCAGGCAGGTGCTACAGGTAAAACTACAATAACAACAGCATCTCTTTCTGGTTTTACTGCTGGTCGTTGGGTTGAATTGCCTCTTGCAGCTGGTGATACTGGTGTTCAGGCAATTACTTCTGTTACTGTTGCTGGTGCCACTAACGCAGCAGGTGCTTGTAATATTATTATTGCTCGTCCTTTATGGACAAACCGTGTAACAATTGCTAACGGTGGTGGTATTGACGGTCTTGATAGAACGGGACTTCCAATAGTTTATGCTACATCAGCATTAGTCGTAACAGCAATTCCTGATGCAACTTCTTCTGGTGTTATTGATATGAACATAGAGATTGCGAATAACTAAGGGGGGGCTAAAAAATGGCCTTGCCACTATTTAAGCTTAGTGATGAATTAGAAAACACATTCTCTTCTGGTTTATTCAGTACATCTACAATTGCTCAAAATTCAAATTATCAAGTAACTAATATA